AAAGCATGTTACCGATTAACAACGAATTAAACGGCAGTAAAGTTAGTTCAGAAACAATCGTTGAATTGAATACATATCTCAAAAATTTATCATCAGATTATGATAATTGCGAGTTTATTGATTTGTATCCACACTTTCAAGTTAATGGTCAGATGAACACCGATTACACTAACGATGGTACGCACTTGAACGGGCAGGGATATCTGTTGTGGAAAGAACAAATACAAGATTTTGTAAACGGCTGAACCATAATGAAAAGTAGATGAAATGAAAGCGGCCGTTTTCATAACGGCTGTTTTTAAAAAACTATTCTCACTTACATTGCAAAAAAGTAGAGTAATGTGGAGTAGTGTAGAGAAAAAAAGAGAGCTTGCTGATCATTCAGCAGGCTCTTCTTGTTTCAATCCCTTTTCGATTAATTCGATGAACGCGTCTTTCCTTGTTCTCATGTGATGCTGATGCTGGTAATCTTCAACTCTTTTTACAAGCGATTCGGGAAAATTGTTTATGATCCTGACGACTTTATCCTCGGTATCCATTCTGTTGCCTCCCTAATTTCTCTATATGTCTAATATATACCATACGCTTGACGCATGCAAGCGGAAGGTGTATTATGTATTCACAAGGCATACGGTATATATAATATGCCTAAAGGAGGAATACTGATGGTAGCGAACGATACAGCAAGGCTACTCATGGAACTGGAAACAATTGCAGCCACTCTCATTCCCGATGCAGATATAGTCAAACTAAAATTACGTTTCGAGGAAGTCACAAACAATTACACCGTTGATAGGAAGACACTGGAAGCCCTAGAGAATGATTTTAAGGATAAGGTGGACTTTTACCTAAGCGCTCTTCGAATCGAAGGGTACAGCGAACAAACACTACAAGGTAACCGTTATGATCTCATGTCATTCTCGGAATTTGTAAACAAGGCGGTTGTCCAAGTGACGACTTCTGATGTGAGAAGGTTCCTGGCATCCAATCCCCAATGGGCTGCCAGTACCGTAGCTAAAAAACTATCTACACTGAAAGCTTTTTATAAGTGGATGACTGCAGAAGAATTTATCCTGCACGATCCCACTGCAAAAATACGAACTCCGAAACAGGAAAAGCGCCTGCCGAAGGCCATGAGCCCGGATGAGCTTGAAATGATTCGGGACGCCTGCCAGGATTCGAGGGAACGGGCACTTGTAGAAGTCTTCTACTCAACAGGATGTCGGATCAGTGAATTGGCTGGAATGAAAACCGCAACCATTGATTGGCAGAACGGTAGCTTGCCCGTCATCGGAAAAGGCAACAAGGAACGGATCGTTTACCTGAACGGGAAAGCAATCTACCAGCTGAAGAAATATCTGGTGGACCGGCAATTTGAAGAAGACGATTGCGAATATCTCTTCACCACAAACCGGCGCCCATACAGGCAGATGACCACGGTGGCTATCCGGAACATCATCAACAAAATTGCATCACGCGTCGAAACGAGTAAAAAAGTCACTCCGCACGTCTTTAGGCATAGCATGGCAACGATGGCAATCAACAACGGCATCGAACTAGGAGACCTGCAGCAATTGCTCGGCCACAGCAACCCGTCAACAACTTTACGCTATATCATGGTAAGCGAAGAACGAAAGAAAAACGCACATAAACGCTTTGTGCAATAACAGTCTGAAGGTTGTCCATTTGGGCAGCCTTTTTAATTTGAATAGGGAGCGTGAAAAATGGAATGGATATCCGCAATCATCGCAAGTGCTGTCACAGGCATGGTCACTTTTTCCGTTGCAAATAAGCAGACAAATGGATCAGTAGAGCAACAATACACAGAGAATATCACGAAGCTTTTTACTTTTTATAAAGAGCAGGTGGACGCTTTGGGCGAAGAGGTCAAACAACTTAAATCGCAGATCAAAGACATCGAAAATAAATATGTCAAAGATATCAATGGATATAAAGTTGTCGTTGAAAGATTGGAAGATGAAATCGAATCGCTGCGCGAAGAAAACGATACGTTGAAAATCGAGAACGAAAATTTGAAAGGGGAAAAAGAAGATGGAATTTAATATTTTTATTGCGCCAATCACGATGATTGCTGTGGAAATGGCCAAACGTGCGGGGTTAGAAAGCAAGTATCTGGCATTTGTTGCTGTAGTTTTTGGGGCGCTATTTGGCGCTCTTTACGGCTTTATTTACAAGGGTGACATCTTTGTCAACGCGTTTGAAGGATTGCTGTATGGGGCCTCAGCGTCAGGCGTATGGGACGCGGCAACGAAAACATTGAAAGGAGCGTAGCGATGGTTACGCTAGCAGATATAAAATCAAAGGTTATCCAAGTTTGGCAAAATGATCATATCATTTTGCCATCGGTTACCGCGGCCCAATTTATACTGGAATCCGCATCCGGGACTAGCCCGTTAGCAAAAGTTGCAAACAATCTATTCGGGATTAAGGCAAGCGCGCCCTGGTCCGGAGAAATTCACACGATGACATCGAACGAGGAAATAACTGGCTCAATGCTTCCGCAATCTTCGAAGTTTCGTAAATATCCAACATGGCAAGCATCAGTGCAGGATCATAGTGATTTCTTCACATCGACGGAATTCCGGAAGACTCACTACGCTGCTGTGATTGGCGGAACGGACTATAAAACTGTTTGTAATGCTTTGGCCAAAACATATGCTACTGATTCTGCTTATGGAACTAAATTAATCGCGATTATAGAGGCGAACGACTTACAGCGATGGGATGAATTGGAAGGAGAAAAAACTATGAGTTATGTAATCAATGACAGACGAGACTCAGCGCTAGGTGGACAAAGCAAGGACCGTAACTTATCAGCAATTACCACAATCGGGTGGCACTATTCAGCGGTTATGCGTTCGGTCCGTAAATTTATTACCGGCCATGAAGAGTATTGGAAAAACACTCTCGGATGGGATCGCGGCGGCTATCATTTTTATATTGACGCTGACGGGAATATCTGGCAAAACTACGACTATGAGCGCATTACCTGGGGCGTGTATAATAACAATGGCTATGTCGTCCACATCAGTGTTGAGGCTGGAAATGGAAACGACTATTCACCTGCACAAGTGGCAGCTAGAGAATGGCTTACACGTAAGATTATGAGCGATTTGAATATCTCAGCAAGTAACGTAAAAGGACACAATGAGATTTATAATAATTCCTCATGTCCGGGATATACCAAAGCGCAGATGGATGCTTTCCGTGCTAAGTTGGCTCAACCAGCGCAAGCGGCAGCACCTGAACCAGTCGTACAAACGCGCGTTCCGGTCAGCTATGACGCGACCGTTATCAGCGGCGGCTATTCTATCGACTCGAAACCATGGGGCGAGGATGCTATGATTAACTGGGGCACGACGGATGCGCACGTTGGCAAGAAGTTTTATTTCTACGAGGAAAACGAAACCGGTGAGTACGCCAATGCAAAAGGCGTCGGCTGGATTGACAAACGTGCTATCGAAAAAGACAAAGTAGTAGTCGCATCATTGTTACATCTGCCAAACGGACAAAACTGGACGACCTATCCACCTGAAGGACCATACACGGCCGGTGATGTTATTTCACTCGAAGGGCCGAACGGCGAGTGCGTGTATACAATCCTGGGCGAGCGCAATGGTGGCAAGGTGCTGATTGTTGAGTTGGAAAATTTTGGTACTGTCGGCCTTTACTATGATACAGACAAAGGTGCAACAATCACGCAAGTTTTAGGATAACCCATCGAATTCGAGTGGTTTTAACTGGTCGAATTCGACCAGTTATGTGGTATAATTAACTGACCAGTGCGGGAGTGCTTGCGAGCGTCCGTGCGATCTCGTGGCGGAATAGGTAGACGCATAGTGAAAACAGTTATGGGGGTAGATCCCGTGGGTGTTTGGTTGTAAGTGTTATTGGTAGCACGCTTGATTTTTAATCAAGAAGACACGTTCGAGTCGTGCCAGCAATACAAACGCCAAGATGACGAGTTCAAAAACTGTATGAATATGTAAGGTGCAAATCCTTGCCGAGATTTAAATTACTGACCGACATCTTTGTCGGTCACAAAGTGAAAAACGTTGACGCGCCAATGTTATCACGCTCTTAAAAAAGCCTCTCGCTTGTTATTGCGAAGGGCTTTTTTGTTGGATTTATGTTATAATAAAGGCAGATATATCGCTAGTAAGGCTGGCCAAAGTGCTATCATTCGATTCTCACGGACATGCAGATTGCATCTTTTGGTTACAACCGGCACGCCACGAATATCCGAGGTGCGAACGACCTGACACAAACAATGAGAGCAACGCGCAGGACCTGAACAACGCAAAAGGATATTTACAAGGCAACTTACAACTCCCGTCTGATCAGCGGGAGTTTTTTTGTATTTAGGGGGCAAAAAAGGGGCAAAAGATGCCCCTTTTTATCTTCTCTCTTCTTTTGTGGTCTAAACGCAAGACTCTAAAACCTTTATAAATAAAGGATATTCTCACCTGTTCATGCATAGTCATAAAACTCATGCTATTACGATGGAAGTATTTGTTTTTGGGCGCGTCCGTTGATATGACAACACCTAGGATGATAATCAAAGTGTTAAGGGGCAGAAAAGGGGCAGAGTGTTATACGGAGAGAGAAAATCCGTCAATTGCATTCGTCAGATCTTCGTCCATTTTATTCGTGAAGTGGGAATAAACCTTTTCGATCATATCGGTGTTCGCGTGTCCAACGTGCTTCGCGATGATGTTTGATGTGTGGCCTTGCTCAACCATCAAGCTAATAAACGTGTGCCTGAAAATGTGGGTGGTAACACGCTTGCCCGGAATGTCTGTGTATTTCCCCAACAGTTCGTTGGCATAGCTGTTTGTGAATGGTTCGCTTTTTCCGTTAATAAACAAAAGCCGCTGATTTTTATCCAAACCAAGCTGCATGGATTTTATTTTCGTATGGCGTATTTGTTCCTTCAGCAGCTTTTCGGTTTCCGCATTAAAATGTATCGTGCGCGGCTTCCCGCCCTTCGTAGGTTGGAATATTCTTCTCCGGTGGTACCAGGTGCGTTCGATCAGAATGGTCTTATCCTGAAAATTGATGTGCTTTGTATAATCTAAAGATACCATTTCGCCGTAACGCATACCTGTGTATGCCTGGATCAGGCACATCCTTCCTAACTCACCGTAGTTTTTTTCTTCTAATTGGCCGACAACCGTTTGTAATTCATTTCGTTCCAAATATTTGAACTCATCTTTTTTAGTGACATTTATCCTTGGGAGTTCGATTTCATGAAGAATATTCCTGTCTGCTAAAAAACCGTACTTCAGGGCGAAATTCACAATTTTACGAATAGTTGCGGTCATACCTTTTACGGTATCATACACATAGCCAAGATCAAATAGATGCAGGATAACCGAATTAAGATGAGCGCCGGTTAGTGCTTTCAACGAGATGGATCCAATTTCTTTATTTATCGTATTCACGTAAGAAACGTTATTGTTATAAGTGCTCAAACGCACCTGCTTTTTATAAACGGCTAGCCACTTTTTTGTCAGCACTTCAAAATTTATATCCGCACTTGTCTTTTTTAGCTTTCCTTCGATTTTCTCTTGGAGCTTCTTGAGCATTTCCTTTTCGACACGATTATTATTCTTTATGTGTGTTAAGGATACTTTTGCCGTTTTCCCGGTAAGGGGATCCGTATACCGTTCTACATACTTGAATTTACCGTTCGGTAATTCTTCAATCCACATCTTTTTACCTCCTACTTGTGTTAAAATAGGGCGTACAGGTACAAAAAAAGACGTTGAGCTATTCAACGTTTCGTACGCTGTTCCCATACCTCACTTCTCGGTCGCCAAACTGGGGGAGTGAGGTATTTTTTTATTGCAAAAATCAAAGTCCCAGGATATCTTTTTTCTTGCTGTCGTATTCACCTTCAGTCAAAATACCTAAATCGAAAAGCTCTTTTAACTTTTTCAAGTTATCGAAACCTAAAATTGTTTTGTCCGCATTCATTTCGAGGATGTAATTCAACCCACTCAACGTCGCTTTCGCATTCGTTCTTGCCAACGAATATGTAGCTTTAGATTTGTCCGTTTTCAGGAAAATAAACGGAACCGTCACTGCTCCATATTTCTGATTCCTTAGTGTTACAAGAATCTGCATGCTTGTACAGAACTCCTTGTCTTCCTTCTTCATTTTAGAAAAACCTCCAATACCAGCACCGGCTATCCCGAAAAATGCTCCACCTATAGCGGCCCTTCCGATATCGATACCGCCTTCCGTAATTATTTTCCCATCTTCCAGTAACTCAAAGCTGACTAAATCAGCATAAGGGATTAATCTCCCTGCTATTTTAAAAATCCTCCTGTTATCATCAACCTTAATACTCCCGAAGGTTGAAGTTGCTTCGAAATCCCCTTTTTCTTTCTTGAATTTATCGAATAGTCCAGCCATAAATAAGCCACTCCTTTTCTGTTATGTGCAAAATAAAATCCGATTCATTTAGTAGCCGCTTCTATTATTTTGCAAAACGAATATCTGACCCCATGCCAATTTTGAATTCTTCTATCACTTGAGTGTAATTATAGACGCCTCCATTATCTTCGATAATTTTCCTGACCATATATTCGTTGGCTTCAGACTCCATTTTAATTAGATAAATTGGCTCTTTGTACAAAAATGCGTAGTCAGCATGGTCCAATGCGTGCTTCATTTCGTGGTATATAACCATTTTCATTTCATCTTCTGATAAAGCGCTATTAACAAACATGGTCTCCAAGTCATTTATAAAACAGCCCTTGGATTCCATTTCGATGAATTCCAATTTGATTCCTAATTTGCCAAGTTTCTCCCGTATCCGTAACAATAAACTCACCTCACTTAGAACTAAATCTCCCTTGCAAGAACGCCCTAATAGCCTCTTTGTCGATTTCGGTGAGAGGTTTTCCGTCAAAACTCATTGCTTTGTCGAGTATCTCATCTAAATCTTTAGCCGGATCAGATTCTTTTGATTTTTCCGCTCTTCCTAATAAGTAGTCGATAGATACATCGAAATAATCAGCAACAAGTTCCAGTTTATCGGTTGCTGCATTTTGCCTTTTCCATTTATAAATAGCATTTTTACCCATTCCGACCTTTTCTTCAACGTCAGCAATCGACATACCTCTCTTGTCCGCTAAATTTTTCACTCTGTCAAAAACCGTCATATCAATCATCCTTAAAAGCGCAACACAAAAAATTGTCCAAAGTGATAGAAAAGTGTTGACTTCTATCACATCTGATAATACAATGTGTATGTAGCTAAGATTTGTAGCTTCCAAAGACAACGAAAAACCAATGAAAAGCCGTCGCCAAACGCTTTGTTTATGTGGTAATTTCAGGCCTTGTTTGCTATGCCTTAATATTATCACTTTGGATAGGAATGTCAACGGAAAGCTAAATAAAATAGCTAAAATAATAAAAATATTTTAGGAGGTGAGAAAATGCCTACGGATTTCGGTTTAAAGGTGAAAGTTGAGTTGGCAAAAAGAAACATGAACATGTCAGATTTGGCCAAATTGCTAGAAATTTCGCAACCGTACTTGTCCGACATAATTTACGGAAGACGAAAAGCGACTGAGCAGAAAGAAAGAATCAAAAAAATATTGGATATAAAGGAGCGAGAATGATGAGCGAATTACAAATATTTAATTTTGAAAATAACGAAGTCAGAACGATGATCGTAAACGACGAACCGTTCTTTGTTGCAAACGATGTAGCAAAAACTCTTGGCTACGCAAACGCAAGCGATGCGACAAACAAACACTGCAAAAAAGGGTTCATGGGATGGGGTAGCGATTCGCTAGGTCGCCCGCAGCAATTCAAATTAATTCCAGAGTCAGACGTTTATCGATTGGTATTCCGTTCGAAACTGCCTGAAGCTGAAAAATTTGAAAATTGGGTAACAAGCGAAGTTCTCCCATCAATACGAAAGCACGGTGGATACTTGACTCCTGAAAAAATCGAAGAAGCGTTGCTTAATCCTGACACGCTCATTCAATTAGCAACAACTTTGAAAGAAGAGCGCTCCAAGCGATTGATAGCGGAGCAAAAAGTTACCGCTATGGCACCAAAAGCGCTATTCGCAGACGCGGTTGCAGCAAGCCATACATCGATTTTAGTGGGAGACCTCGCAAAACTACTTTCGCAGAACGGCATCAAGATTGGTGGGAACCGATTATTTGTATGGCTTAGAGAAAACGGCTTCCTGATCAAGCGTAAGGGCACGGACTACAATATGCCAACACAACGATCTGCAGAAATGAAATTATTCGAAGTGAAGGAAACGACCATCAACAATCCGGACGGATCCATACGGATTAGCAGGACGCCGAAAGTGACCGGTAAAGGCCAACAGTATTTCATCAACAAATTCTTGAACGAAGCAGAACTATTGGAGGGATAAAAAATGAACGAATTAGAAAAGGCGATCGTCGATGAATTGGAAGCAGCAGAGCACTTCAAAGATTTCTTTATTAAAGTTAGTATCTTCCAAACGAATTTTGATAAGCGCGAGCTTAAACAACTCAGTTCCGTGATTACTGATCAGAGGTTCATAGATAAATACGGATGGACAGCCCTTTGTTTCATGGTCGACAACATTCACAAGGAAAGGGCGCTGCCGTTCAATAATGTACCTGAAAAAACGCGTCTGAAAAAAATGTTAACTGAGTATGCAGGAGAAGGAGGGGCCTGACGATGGTCATCTTGCAAACGAAAAGTAAAGCCCAGCAATACGCATTTACGAAAGATATCGGGCGGATATTCGGATATAAAGACCCTGTGAAGCTGCTAAAAGGGTTCCGAGATTACGCGGACAGTCATCCGAAAACGTTCGGACCATACAAGCCATACTTGAAAAATAGAGGGATGGACACGCTTTACGATATCATCTGTTTCGCCTTCTACTTCGAGAATAGAGATTTGCTTGAAGCCGGAACAAGAAGCGTCAGTTTTCCAGCTGAACTCCCGCGTTTGAAAGAGGTGTATCAATCGTGAAAATTATATGGCTCAGCTTGTATTTTTACCTTTGCTTTTGTCTGGGTGAATTGCTATGGGTCCTTAATTTCTGAGGAGGTACGGACGAGTGGATAAATTTAATTTCGATGCAGCGTACACGGGAGCTCTTGCCGATTCTTTCCGAAAAATAAAAACCGCGCATGGGAACTATTGTGTTGGTGTCATTACTGCAGATTTCGCAATGACTGAAATAGGCAAGGCCCTGAATGATTTCGAAATCGTAATGGATGCAATTTATAAACAGGGGGAATCGATTTGAATAAGAAAGTGGTTATTTGTTACAACGATGGCGAAACGGCGAGTTTTGCTGTAGGAGAAGAAAACCGCGGAAAGGTTGTAAAGGCCATTCGCCATTCGCGGTCTGAATTATGGGTTGAGATCGAATTTGAGGATGCTGTCGAAACGTATGCAGGCGTCCCGTTCATCGTCACGATGACATATAAGGAGAGTGCGAAATGAAGGTATTTACAGACGAGTTTGAGGATAAGCTGGTCAACTTTATAGGCACAACAATAGTGGTTAGTATCGCCTTACTAATCATTGGCCTGGTCGGATGGATAGAAACAGGAATGTAATGGAGGTATCGGAGTGAAAGATAATCAATTAACGAAACATTTAAAAAAGGCCGTCAGCAAATTCTCTACACGGCCAATGCTGCAATGCATCAATTATTCAAATGACGGAAATCTATATGCTACAGACTCTCATGTTGCGGTTAAGGTTTCTGAGTTCCATAGTAACCCAACTGATTTCATCTTAAACATTTTTACAATGATGCCGGAAGACGGTAAATACCCTGAGGTTGGGAAATTTTTCGAGTTCGAAAACATCAGTTGCGAAATAAATGTCCATATCGGAACGCTTTTGAAGTCTGTAAGGCCGTTTATGACGAAAACATCCTTCAGTAATTTGATCAAGATGGATATCAAAAACAAAGCGGTCGTGCTTACTAAAGACGGATGGCCCGATTACGAAATAAAAATGCCTTTAGAGGATTGCGAAGGCGAAATGTTGCTGTCGGTAAACGTTGATTAATTGATAAATGCGCTGGAATTTATGAATGATGCCATAAACGAGAAAAAGTTTAACAACGGCTGCGCTATTGTTAAGTTCACCACAAAAAATAAGCCGTTCAAGTTTGTTTTTGAAAAATACGAATACCTAATAACGCCAGTGAGAACAGACTTCTAGGAGGTGATCGAAATGGACTACGAAGCGATGTGGCATACCCTTAAAAATGTGTTGCATATCAACATGGATGAAGAGCCATGCGAAGAAAAAGCGCAGCACAGCTACAGTGAGATTTTAAAGCTGATGGATTTTATCGAGGAGAGGGAAGCGACAAATGAATAAACGCATGAAGAAAAAACAAAGCACGAGGCCGCGCGGATTGTCTCAGGAAGAAAAGCTAGTCTTGGAGCTATACCGTAAATGCGATAACGTACATTTTTTCAAATACGATGAAACGAATGCGTTGGACTGCTTTGATTTTACGGATCTGGTTGAAGTAACGAGCGAGGTCAATCTTTCAGAAAGCTATGTTTGGACGGAAGCGACAAAAGGAAAAATCGAAGCTTCTGCATTTTTGAAATAAAAAAGCCACCTACAGCAATAGGCGGCATAAGTAATAGAACCACTACCATTTTATCATAAAAGGAGGACTTCGGATGGATAATAACCAAGCTTTATCCCAAGCACATTGCTCCTACCTGCAAGAGATGGAGCAGGAGCCGGTGGCCGAAACGTGGGATGGTGAGCCTATCTACGAAAACGAGGAGTATTTTGATATCGAAGGTGAGTATGTCATCAATGAGATAGATGCCTTGCGCGACTACTTGAACGAACATTACACGCTGAAAACGGCAGGAAGAGGGTGAGCGGTGATGACTGAAAAAATATTAAATGTGTATCAACGGCTTGCGGAAGTCAGGAAGTCCGTTCCGTACCTAAAAAAAGACCAGCAAGGAAAGCAGTATAACTATGTCGGTTCATCCGATGTATTGGGTTCCTTACACGAAAAAATCAACGAAGTCGGCCTGATGTTGGTTCCGGAAGTATTAGGTCACCACTTGACGACGTTCGAGCGCACGAACTCAAAAGGAACGCCTTCAAATGAATACTTTACCGAACTGGATATGACGATGACGTGGGTCAACGTCGACGATCCAAGCGATACCGTGAAAGTTTCCTGGTATGCGCAAGGAGTTGATCTTGCGGGGGAAAAAGGGGTAGGAAAAGCGCTGACATACGGCGAAAAATATTTCTTGCTGAAATTCTTCAACATTGCAACCGACAAAGATGACCCAGATGCTTTCCAAGACAAAATCGAATCCAAGAAACCTATAGCCAAAATTTCACGGGATCAAAACAAGGAACTGTTTGACCTTGCGGAAGGATACGCTGAATTGCGTGGAATGCACGGCGAAGACGCAACCAATCAAGCTCTGAAGTGGGCGGCGGAACAACTGGGACTAAATAGCCTCGATGATGCCAGCGCTGAGCAAGCGGACAAAGCTATTAAAGCATTTCGGGATTTGATTTCAAATCACACCAAAGCAAATGGGGCAGCGGAGAAACGAATCACACAACAAGAACCGCAACAGGAGAAAGTACAGCAGATTCCGAGCACAGACGACGCAATCGACAAATATGTTTCTGCCATTCAAAAAGCCGGATTAGATATCAATCAATTATACGTTGAAATCGCCAAAATAGAGGGTGTCAGCGACATTCGCGATGCCGACAAGATTAGGGTGCTCGGACACTTAAAAGCACGCTACACGAAACTTAAAAACGATGAAAAAAAACGCCAGAACAACCGACAGCAAGAGCCTCAAAAGGCGCAGCAAGAAAGTCTGCTTGAAGGTAGAACGACACAAACAGTGAATTGGGGGAGCAAATGATGAGCAATGAATTAGAGGTAATCCAAAACAGCACCTTGGGGACGATCTACGAACCCGCCACACTTGAAATGCACAAATTTGATGAAATGAAAGCCGTTGTTCAAGGTTTTTCTGATAAATATACCGGGTTAGCTTTCACGCGTGCCGACAAAAAAGGTGCGGAAGAAGTACGCGGCAAGTTGTTGGAAGTGCGCGACAAGTTCGAGAAGGAACGCAAGATCATCAAACGGGCATACAACGAACCGCTTAATGCCTATGAAGCGAAGATAAAGGAATTGAACGGCCTGATTGATGTCCCTCTGAATCAGATTCGTGACGGCCTGAAAGAAATTGACGAAGCCGAACGCCAGGAGCGTGTAGCTGCACTTGATGAACTGCTGGATATCAAACTTGCAGACATGGATATCTCTATCGAACGAAATGCTTCTTGGTTAAACAAAGGTATGTGGTCAGCCAAATTGAAGCCGTCAACAAAATTGAATGATGAAATCGACAAGGCCGTTGCTGATGCAGTGAAAGATAAAGAATACCGCGAAATGCAAGTGAAGGTGTTGATCGAATTCTGCAAAGGGCAGGACATCGAACCGGCCGGATGGGTATCGCAGTTGGACCATCGAAACGCAATGGAAGTCATCGACTTGATCAACATGGATAAAGAACGCAAGGCTCGCATCGCTGCCGAACAGGAGCGCAAAGCAGCCGAGCATGAGGCTTTCTTGTTGAAACAACAGGAAGAACTGGCAGCTATTGTAGAGGCTGAAATCATTGAAGTTCCTCCGTTTGAAGAGCCTGAGCAGATAGAAGTCTATGAACCCGTTATCACAAATACCATTCAGGTTACTGGGACAATCGCACAACTAAATAAATTGAACGAATTCCTTATAACTAGCGGTATTCGCGTTGAGTTGGTAGCTGTTCCTATGGATTCGGAAGAATCTGAACAAGATCAGGAATACATGGAAGATGATTTAGCGTGGGCCAATGAAGATGAATGGCCGTTCTAGGGTGATTGGATGGAATACGAAGGGAAACTAATCAGAGCGCAGGGCGATGAAGTCACTTTCAAATTGGATCGTGACTTCGACCTTGCGGAAGCGCATCGGTTATCCCTTTCAGGATTTCCGAGAGCTATCATCAAACCAATTGATGATAGAGCTGTTACAAAGGCTCAATTCGGCATGATTTATGGTCTGTTTAACGATATTTCGATTTATACGGGTTATCCGCCGGACTACATCAAAGAACTCATGAAGGCCATGTTTTCGGCTTATAAAAGCATTGAAGATTTCAGCATGGAAGGGTACGGCATCAGTCAGGTTTTTGCCGGCGAATTTATCGAATACATAATCGAATTTTGCTTCGAACAAGAAATACCTTTCAAGTATCAGAAATTCCACCTTAGCAGCGATATCACGCGTGTGCTATTCCTTTACATGAAACACGGTGCTTGCTTCTGCTGCGGTAAGCCGAATTCGGATGCAGCGCATTACGAGACTGTTGGTATGGGGCGCGATAGAAGGTCGATAGACCATAGCAAACACCGTTACATGCGCCTATGCCGCAAACATCACCAAGAGCAGCATCAAATAGGGTTGCAGACGTTCATGAAAAAGCATGTGATTGTACCGATCAAATTATCTCCACAGCAAGTAAAAGAATTCAAGATAGGAGGGTGAGCGAGTGGCTCAAAGAAGAATGTTCAGCAAAAAAATAACGGAAACCGATTTGTTTCTGGATATGCCGATGTCAACGCAGTGCTTGTATTTCCACCTGAATATGGCGGCTGATGACGATGGATTTATAGGTAACGTAAAGACGGCGAAGCGCATGATTGGCGCAAGTGATGATGACCTGAAGCTTTTGATGGCTAAGGAGTTCATTATTCCTTTCGAAAGCGGCGTTGTTGTCATCAAGGATTGGAAGATTCACAACTATATTCGGTCAGACAGGTATGCCGAAACGGTATACCTCGATGAAAAGGAACAACTTTCCGTCAGCGATAACGGGCGTTATGTGTTCGGTGCGCAAAAAGGCATACCAAATGACATACCAGATGACATACCAAAGGTAGACGGATGGGATACACAGGTTAGGTTAGGTAAGGATAGGTTAGGTAAGGGTAAGAAAGAGATATTGTCCGGCGATGCCGAACCCTCTATCCCTTTTTCGGAAATCATCTCTTACCTGAACGAAAAAACAGAACGATCTTTCAAGCCTGTTGAGTCTCATAGGAAAAATATCAGAGCAAGATGGAACGAAGGGTACAGAACAGACGACTTCAAAAAAGTCGTTGATAACAAGTGTGCTGATTGGTTGCAGGACGAAAAGATGAGTAAGTACCTGCAGCCAAGTACATTGTTCGGAACGAAATTCGATCAGTACCTAAATCAAGTGCCGACAAAACCACGAAAGGGGCCGGATAGTTATGGAGGAATCGTTTACTAGCAGCATGGGTCTGCTGAAGAACCTACTCCTGGAGAGCGATCAGATTTGCGAAGTTCACAACGAGCCGATGCATCAATATCGAGGTCATATCGCTTGTCAGAAGTGCCAACGGGAGAAAGTTCAGAAGGAAGACGAAGAATTGATTCAAAACCTCACAAAAAGACACCATAAACGCATTACGTTCGACAGGCTATATAAAGACTCCATCGTTGGTGATCACACGCTTAGAGAGGCAAATTTTGATAATTTCGTGGTAGATGATGAAGAGTCGGAGCGAAACAAGTTAGCGGCAAGACTCATTGCAGGCAGGTATATGAGAGGCGAAGTTTTCAACACGTTGCTGACGGGAACTGCAGGAGCCGGAAAAAGCCATTTAGCTATGAGCATCCTGAAGGCTGTGAACGAACATGCGGATCCGTACATGAGTTGTTTATTCCTTTCTTTGGACGAATTTCTTCTGGATATCCGCAGCACCTACAACGACAAAATTACGCAGGAAGATGAACGCTCACTAATCGATCGTGTCGCGGTAGTTGACTTGCTTGTTATCGATGATCTGGGCGCCGAAACCGGACCCATCGGAACGGACAAAAGCGCATCGAACTTCACGCAACGGATGTTGTACACGCTGATGAACCGCAGGCAAGACAAATCGACGATTATCACAACAAACTTAAGCAGCGACCAGGTTTCTGCTATGTACGATAGCAAGGTAATCAGCAGGCTTTATCGGAACTTAGGCGGGAACATTCTGAAGTTCAAAAACGATAGGGATAGGCGCATTAAATTCTAGGAGGCTTCGTCATGACTGACACGGAAATAAAAGAAATCGATGACCGGATTGCGAATTTGCGGTCCAGCCAGAAAGACTTAGGATGCGAACGCTGCGACAAAGGCGTGGTGTATGTCGAAACAGAGAATTGGGGCATCGTTTTTAAAAAGTGCCCGCATTGCAGCGAGGAGGCATCAGAATGAAATACGAATTAGGCGATAAAGTGCGGATCAAAAAATATTGGAAAAGGCAAAACCAAACGGAACAGCTGCAAAAGATGGGGATTTCTGATCTCGAAGAGCATTTGATGTCCGATGAAATGGCAGGCGACTGCATGCACCTCGACAAATTCAAAAAGGAGCCAATTGAAGAAGTTGGTTATATCTGCGGAACGAGGGAATTCAAGGTCAATTATGGTGTGACTTACGTTTTCGATGAAGGTACCCTTGACATCGGCATCCGGCAGATGGATGAAAAAACGGTAAAAGCATACCTCGTAGCGACACGCATGAATTGTTTGAGACGCGTAAGTTTTGAAGATATCGAATACATCAAAGTTTAACCAGGAGGAAGCAAATGGCTAAAAAATACGACTGCATCCTGATTGATGTCACACGCAATAAAGCTGTAGGCAGATTCAAAACGATGCAAGAGGCGCTGAAATATGCGCGTGAAGAAGGGTTGAAGACGGTCACTTGGGAATTTGTGAAGGAGTGATAGTAGTGAATGATAATAAGTTTCGAGGGAAGACAGAAAATGGCGAATGGAAGCGCGGTCTGCTCACTTTTATGTTTGGGCAATACGCGATAGTTAATCCGATTGACGAAAACTCCGTTTACCTAATCGATAAAGAAACGGCTGGACAATTTACCAAGATAAAAGGCACGGGTGGCCGCGAAATCTATGACGGCGACATCATCCGATTGAGGGAGAGAACGGTAAACGGTACCGAATTAACGCATATCTGCAGAGTGTACCAAAAGGGAAATGGCATGTGGATGACGGAAGGGCACCCTGAACACGATCGTAAATACCGCACGAGATTATCCCTCTATCCATATCGACATGAGGCGGAAGTCATTGGAAATGCGTACGATAATCCCGAGTTGTTGGAGGTGTGCCTGTGAAGCGAATTTACTATTACGCCGATGAAATGGGAATGGAGCACTTTTTCTCCGATCCTTTAACAAAAGAAGAGCTAATTATAAATGGATACCGATTTTTGAGAAGTGAAAAAATTGATCATTATCCCTGGGAGGAATAGAAGATGCCAAACATAAAAACGCAGGCGCACGCTAAAATGCTCCAAGAAATGAACGGCGAACATAGCGGTGCTGAAGATGCCATTCACAATTGGTTATGTGATCAGGATGATGAAACGTTGCTGCAAGGGATTTTGAAAGAAGGCTCCACAATAAAAGGCGCCATGAAATATTGCGTATCGCAAGCGGAGAAGCAAAAAACAGGCAATGCCGCTATGGTGGATGATCAAACGGTCTTTTCTTGGGTGAGAAAGTATTTTGTATCCGACGATCAAGTTGAAGTTGAAAATACCCCGGCTGTTGTTACGGTAGCTGCTAAATCGGCTCCAAAAGTCAAAGTGGAAAGCAAACGAAAAGAAACTCCGAAAAAAACAGAGGAGCTAGAGCAGCTGAGCCTGCTTGACTTCTTATGACTACGAAAGAGCCGAAATACTACTTTGAAAACAAATTAAAGCCGCCGAAGGCATTCTTTGATTGGTGCTATTCTCAAATATCGACGTTCAAATGGTCAAACAAACAAAAAACCATTCTGGCGTCGGATAGGTCGGATTGCTTTGTTATTGAAAGGCGGCTGACCAAGCAATCCAACCTGACTTTCTTTGATAAGTTTTACTCTTTTGCAACCGTGTTGGTCACGGCCAAGCGGATTGAAATACAGTCCTATGGCTTTTGGTCAAGGGTTACAGAAGGCAAGCAAACGATCGAATGCGAGTTGACGAACTTCGAACAATTCGCGGGCGGTAAGCACGTTATGGTGACGCGTTTAGATAATGGGCGCCCCGTCTTCGGATTAACCCCAAACAAGCCGTTTGGCGGCCCGTATGCCGGCGTTAAGCTGTATACGAACGGGTGGGCGGATAAGATTAGCAACACATCGGAATTGCGCTATCTAAGAATCGAACAGCTTTCCGCTTTCGATATCGAGAACATTTATAAATACAGAAAAGAAATAGAGTTCCTGCAGAAAATAAACGCGAACGCTTTGGCCAACCAGGTGATGTTTCCGAGGTATATGAATAACGTATATGGCTCTTGGCGGAAGAATGTTGATATGCGAACAATCAACGAGAATTGGCTCAGGAAAAACAAGCAGTTTTTCAAAAACTCTAGTCGCACTTTCCTCGAGTACGAACTCGAAAAAAGGATCAAAGAACGGAACGGGAAAGTTGTCCCTGGAATTGAAAGATACCTTGATTACCGGGATATCAACAAAGTGCCTAAGGGTGTCGGAATAATTAGGTTCCAAAATTGGATGATAAAAAATAAGGTCAATTTCAAGTATTACCTTGATTATTTATCCTTGTTGAAAGATTTAGGGATCGAGTTGGATGAAAACCTCATACTCCCTAAAGATCTGAAGAAGGCGCATGACAACGCGGTGGAATTGCTTAATCAAATGCAGCGCGAAGTGAATGAAAAAATGTACGAAAAACGCCTGAAGGCTATTTTGAAATACGAAACCGTTGTAGGAGATTGCGCATTCTTGGTACCGAAAGATTTGAATGAGTTAGTTGCTGAAGGAAAGGCGCTCCATCATTGCGTTGGTGGCAGCGGTTATATAGATAGTCATAAGCAAGGGAAGACGACGATCGTTTTTATTCGTCAAAAAGAAGCTATCGAAAAGCCTTTTTACACCTTGGAGCTGAAGAACGAAAACATTATCCAGCTCAGAGGCAAACACAATCAAGTGGCTCCTCCGGAGATTAAGGAAGCGGCAGAAAGCTGGTTAGGTTGGCTGAAAAAACAAAAATCATGATGGAGGTAGAAGGATGAAATGCAGAGTAAGGGTAGGGAACTTGTATTTTTCAAGATGGCTTGGTGATGACGCTCTCATGATCGTTGACGATTCGCCTGGCGCGAAGTACGCAGCGAGGTTGTTCCAAAATAGCAATCAAGCGCTTAGTGTAGCCAAGGAGATTGGCGGAACCGTTGAACACATTGATAAAGAGGAGGAAACGAATAATGACTGAAGAAAAATTAGCAGGTTTAGGATATGTATTTCCAGAAAGAGTCAACGTCCTTTTGGTTAGAAACAAAGAAGGGGAATACTCACTTACATTCACAAAATTCAGAAACAAGAAAACCAAACTGGAGAACATCAAGTTCAGCGATACGGGCGCTTTCTTTTTCGATGGGAGTTCGGTTACTTGTTTAGGTATCTACGACTTTGCCACCTTCGATGATTTTTACAAAGAAATTGATCGGTTGAAAGCTAAATGGACCAGTGCGAAGGAAGTGCCTGCGGAATGAACGGCTTAAATGAATTAATCAACGAACATGCTGCTAACTTGGAGGTTTTGGATTGCCTAACGCTAGAATCGTTTAAAAATTTGTACGTGTCACTTGTTACTGCTTTGGTAGAAATTCAGGAGGAAGCGGAATGAATAAGGATACGATCTCGGAAATAGAAAAAAGCATTCAAAACGTTTATGGGTGGACGGTTTCTGGTGGCGAAGCTAAGCCGCCGGAAATGATTATGCCGCAGTGCGCAAAAGATCGAATCGCTCACTTCTGGGAGTTTCAAGAATATGGCTTATCATTTCTCGGGTGCCTGAAGTTCATACTTGCTGATGACGAAGAAGAGTGCAAAAAAGCATTTGAGTTTGGTTGTGGTGACGATTGGCTTCCGCCTTCAGATGAATTCAAATTGTGGAGGAATCGCCTGCGTAATATGAGAGAGCTTGAAGTGGCGGCCTATTTGCTTTACGGGCCGCTTTCGGATAAGGAGGAAGTGTGATGAATGTAAAAATAGTTCCAAAAGTAAAAGTAATTTCAAGTGTGCAGCCTTTCTTCCAAAAGTTAGTGAATGACTTTATCGCGGATCAAACGAAAGTCATAACTGATATTAAAATTAACACAACTTCACTTCAAAATAACGAACCCGAACACCATGCATTCATTTTTTACGACGAATGTCACCGCGAGGAGGAAGCGGAATGAATAAATACTACTTGGTTCTTCAACAATGGGTGGAAGCGGAGGATGAGGATTCTGCCAATGAGAGATTTGTAGATAGTCTGAAACACATTAGACCAAAGCATATCGACGTTTGGAACACGGAAGAGGAAGGCGAGGAGGTGCCGGAATGAGATCCTACACAGATAAAGTCGTCAAGCGTCATCTGCCCCGGACGGAGCTATCCCGCGAAGAACGCAGACGCTTGGAACGTGACTCGAAGAAAAGCCAAGCGGTTTACACATTGACCGCTGCGCAGATCTAGAAAATCAAAAAAGACGCCACCATGGAAGCCACAAAGAAAGCCTTTCTCATGATGATGGGCTTTCCGCTTCTAACGCTGCGTGACAAGTTTGGCTTCGGCAAAGCGCGGTTGAATCGGTTCATGGAAAACATGCTCAACTTGTATGAGGCATACGAGAACGACTACGTAGACCTCGATGATTTGAACAATACGATCCTGGAAGAGACTGGCGTCACGTTACTGGAAAAACGAGAAGGGAAGTATTAATGATGTGCGAAGTTAAATACAAAGCTTATTGGCATAATTCGAAGCTGACGACACTCGTGGATACTATCGATTTTTTAGAAGGCGGCATCCGCGTTTCTGATGGATGCATGCATACAGGTTGGGCAGGTAGTCATTGCACGCTCAGACAATACACAGGCCTGAAGAAAGATTCGCACGGAAAAGAAGTATTTGAAGGCGACATCATTGAAGCCGTTTTTGAACTGCTTGATGGCGAACTGAAAACCATCATGGATAGGGGAGTGGTCGTTAAGAAGGATTATGCCTTCCAGGTACAGACGTTCGAAGGTCCTTACGATCCATTGCACGAATGGGAACGGCTGTCTGAAGAACTGAAGGTCATTGGAAACATTTACGAGAATCCAGAAATGCTGCCAGAGGTTACAGAATGAATCCACCACTAATCGCAGAACTACTGGCAATCGCTATTGTAATGGTATTGTTACTAGATTTTAGGAGGTAGAGGGATGGTATACGGAAGAAAAAGCGCCATGCGGTTATTCGTTGCTTACAAATTTCAAAATGGGTCAGGATACACAACGCTCCGGGTAAAAAACTACAAAGGCGTTAACGCGCGGGTTTTGAGCGAAATTGCAGCACACCTGCAGGAAAACGCTCCTGATGTAAAGGGGAATATCATCATCACAAACTGGAAGGAGTTGCGACCATGAATATCATAAACGCCCTTTTAGGGGTAATGAGCGAGGAACAAAAGAACAAGGCGCTAAGCGATATGCTGAGCAATAATAATTTTCGGATTGGGAAGATTGAAAACGATCGATACGTAATCATGCAGCAGTACGAAGCTTTTGCCGAATTTTGGTTAAAAAGAAACGGCGGGCTAACTATTTCGTATTGTACGGCTTACGATCGGCTTGAATTAACAGAAAAAATTATGTTGAATCTGTTGATTAACAAGTTTGTGGAGGGAGGTAGAAGTGATGAGATTTAAAGTGGGCGATAAGGTTAAGATTCGTGAGGTGTTGCCAGAAGCTTCAGAATATTGGGTTTGTGACGAAATGCTAAAATACAGCGGCACTAAAACGCTTGTAGAAGTGGTTTTGTCAGATTGTTATAGATTGGCAATAGATGATGGAAAGTGGAGCTGGAATGATGAAATGCTCGAGGCGTACCCGTATCCACAATCGCCATTCGGTTTCAGCATGCACACGAGAGAGGGCGGCGGCATGAAGATATTAAAAACTGATTCGTCCGATGAACCGGACGACCTACCGGAAGATTCGAAAGTAATGCGGCACAAAGAAATCACTGAAGAGCTGACCGCCATCTACGAAGCAAAGAATCACGACTATGGCGACAGCTTCCGAGAGACGTATCGCAAATTGGGCATAATTTCAGCCGTTACGCGCATTACGGACAAGGTAAACAGATTGCAAAGCCTAAGTACAAAAGAGCAGCGTGTTGCCGAGGAATCGATAAAAGACACGCTTATGGATTGCGCGAACTACTGCATCATGACAATCATCGCGTTGGAGGAGGAATGAGAGGTGAATGAAACTAAAGAGCAGCGACTGGAAACGGTTAACAAATTAATAACTAAAATATCTTCAGTAGGCAGAAGGTTTTTCTTCAACGAAAAAGACGGATTTATCGCTCATTTTGAATTGAAAAATAACCGCACCTATTTCGTAGACGACTACACTAAAGAATACATTTACGCATATGGTCCAAGATATTTCGATAGGGGTTTTTCCCATGGCGGGACAATGCAATCTTTAATCCTGGAATTTAGTGAATTCATACGGACAGGCAGATGCGTAAATGGGAAAAATGGTTATGGCGGTTTGTATTGCCCGTATTGGGGATATTTGCAGTCTGAAATGGTGGAAATAAGATCGTTTGCAGCTGATATCGGTTATCTCAAGGCGGGCAGCTAATGAATAAACGTCAGATCAAAAAGAGAGTGAAGCGCGCGAAAATCAATAAAGAGCGCGGCATGATTTTGAGCCTGGAAGATCGGCACTACATCCGGAACTACGGACCGAAATACCATACAAAAAAAGAGATTGCCGGATTTAATAATTTCTTCGTTAGCATGCCGGGACTTGTCGAAACAGCGGTTAACGAAATAAGAAACGGACTTGCTGATTTCTTTCAGAGCTTAGCTGATGCACTTAAACCTGAGGAGGAAAAAGAATGAATAAACGCCAGTTATGGAAAAAGATAAAAAAGCGTGGTCCGATTCTTTGGGCTAACACAGACGACATCATGCGTTACGCTGGACCGTTGTACGCAGCGGACGAAAATGGCGAATTAACTGACAAGATAGTCGATTACATGCCACAGACCTACACATTCAAGGGCGTACCGACATACAACTCTTATTCTGCTATGGTACCTTGTGGAAGCAAAAAGAATCCATATGAATTTATGTATTACGATTTCGATGAGGATGAGGGAACGGGTGAGGGGTGGACGGGAATCGATTTGTACAACCCTTTGGCATTTCAAACTGAAAAAGCGTTTTTGGAACGAATTGGGGTAGGCCAGGGATGAAAAATAAATATTTGGAATTTCGCGAACTCAGCAAAAGCCCAAGCGGCAAGACCAAGATCATAAGCGTCGTTAATAATGCAACTGGATCAGCTTTAGGACAAATAAGATGGTTTGCATCTTGGAGAAAATACACATTTCATACAAATTTCGGAAATGTTTTTGATAGTGCGTGCTTGCTAGAAGTCGTTGCAGAGTTGGATAGGTTGAACCAAGAACACAAGGAGGGAAGCAATGAAACTCGATGAAGCGCTACAGCTTATAAAAGGACTGGGCTACACGGTTTGGAAAACAAAAAGAATATCTCGGTTAAGAAAAAGTTATTTGATCCGTGCGATTAACTCGGATAAAGAATATCGCTTTATGTTGGATAGGGGAAAGCTATACAAGAAAATTCCGTTGAAATCCGGAGGCGAATTCTGGGCGGAACTGGAGGAAATCAGATGAGTATAAATACAGTTGTGTTAGTTGGCAGGTTAACAAAAGATGTCGATTTACGCTATACATCAACAGGAACGGCAGTCGGGACGTTCTCTCTTGCGGTAAATAGACAGTTCACGAATCAGGCAGGCGAACGGGAAGCGGATTTCATCAATTGCGTCATTTGGAGAAAGTCAGCTGAGAATTTTGCAAACTTCACACGCAAAGGCGCATTGGTCGGTATCACAGGAAGAATTCAAACGCGGAATTACGAGGGAAATGACGGGAAACGTGTATACGTGACAGAAATCGTTGCGGATAACTTCACCTTGTTGGAGCCGAAGCAAACGACGGAGCAGCGGCCGCGGGAAAGTACGCGCGAACGCCAACAGGAGCAGAAGCGGAGCGCATACAACGATTTCAACAATACGCCGGATCCATTTGGTAGTCATGGCGAAGAAATTAATATCGATGATGATTCGCTTCCGTTTTAGGAGGTAACTGATGAAAACGGATATAACAAAGCAGGTTGAGCATGCGTTATGGGTAAAAAATAGAAAAATGGGCACCTTCGGATGCTTCGAGGTTTCCATAGGCTTCAACGGTGATTATCGCGGCGGGGTGGAACGCGTTGACTTTATAACCTATAACACCAAAGGCGAGGTTTATTGTTATGAAATCAAAGTGAGCAAATCAGATTTCAACAGTCTGGCCAAAAAGACGTTTATCGGAGATTTCAATTACTACGTCATGCCCCAAACTTTGTGGGACGAATTGAGCAAAGACAAAGATTTTCGTTGGAGCCTATACGATGTTGGCGTTTATACGATTTACGATAATCGCAGTTTAGGGCTTACGTGTGTCAAGCCAGCAAAAAGAAAACAAGTATCAGTTGGGATGAAGGCCGTTGTTTTAGAAAGTATGGTCCGATCGCTGAACAGGGAAGTTTCAAAATTGTATAAAATAAATCCGCCTTGGGAACGCGAGGATGGTGCTGGATGCGAATTCTTGAAGGATTGAAATTAGAATGGGCTGAAGCTGAATTGGTTGCGTTCAGGACTATGTGGATGACACGGGTGCCGATAGCGGATATCGCGCAAAGGCTTGGATGCAGCGAGTCAGAAGTCGCGTTGTTGGTTATTGACCAAGCGGAAAAAGAAATAATTGGAGAGTGGGGAAAAGAGATGGAACCAGTGACGGAGGCGGTCAACATCTACGGGGAAATAATAAAAGGACACGTTGTCCGCGAGAATATAAATACAGTAATCATCCAGTCAGATGATGGCGCACACCACGTTGTCAGAAATGAGCGGATCGGGAAAAAGGCAAAGACGCGCGGTATAAATCACAAGTATGGATTTGATCGTGAACGCGTCGAAGGTTATGGGCATGCGCCGGACAAACGCGCGATGCATCACAACAACCGTAGTCAAAAGACTGTGAGGGGCGAAAAATGACCAGACAAGAGGCAGTCGATAAGTTAAAGGCGCTTTATGGCGATGTTGTTTACATCAAGCATGATCTGTATGCAACAAAAAAGAATGGCGTAACAACGTTGTTTAAGATCACTGACGGAAATTTGTACAAGAGGATAGATGATGATATTCACTTTTTTAGATGGGAGGAAGTTGAATGAAAATTGATAGAGAAAAACATCTGAAGACATTGTGGTATGAGGACATGGATGGAAAAGTAATCGAAACGAATAAAACAGATTGGACGCCCCCAATGTTTGATGGCCCGCACATTCAAGTCTCGCGGTTCCCGTTCCAATTGACAACCTCCTACCTGAAAATAGATGATACCGCAAACACTCGTTGCAAAGAGATCATGAGAGCGAACGAAACTTGGAATCAAGGGTTAGTTCTTAATATCGCCAATGCCGGAGAGTACACGTTAAACGAAGCAATCATCATTGCTGCAACCTCTTGCGAAAGATGCATTAACGTCCTCATCCATAAATATGGCGGGTACAAGGACGATCCCGGGTATGCGGAAGGCAGCGAGGAGTGGCTGCGTTGCGGAACAAGCTGCCAGTTTTGTAAAGGCTCGGAGGTATAGGGATGAATGATCCTGATATATTCAAGAACCCTTGCGGAGTGTGCGGCAAAAAATCAGCTACTCGCCTATGCGATTTCATAATAGATTACCACAGTACGATTTTTTACAGGGATTTCCAAGATTTCAAGAATCAAGGGAGATTGGAAACGTGCGACTTGCCTATGTGTGATGGTTGTGCAACTGAACACGTCGGGCACGACTTTTGTCCGCAACACGAAAAATTATTCCATCAGTTGAAACTGACTGACGAAAAACAGATAAAAGCGCAATTCAGACAGAAGGCAAGATATTTATTTGAATCCAAGGAGGGCTGACCGTGTATCATATCTATCGGGCAAGGAAGAAGAAGCGGCTGGTGTATGCTGAGGCGTGGGATTTCAAGCACAACGCGCGGAACGAATGGTATATCGGCTATACAAACGAATTGACATATAAAGTGATAGATGAATTGGACTTGCAGTATATGGGCTACATGACGCACGAAGAGTTGGAAACGATAATCGGTTAAATATTAATGCAGGTACAATTATCACAACAGCCCAGGCACGAAAGGGCGCGAATCAGGAGGGACAGGGTGAAGAATTATACAAGAGATTACCTGAAGGGCGTTTTGCGGGAATACCCTTCTTTGGAAAAGGAAATACACAAAAGAAGAGAAAGCATCCTGAATCCTGACAGCATGAGAGTGGATGAAAATACTGGAGGCATACGCGGAAGCGAAGTGGGGCGGCCGACCGAAGCCGTTGCGGTGAAAATCATGGATGACGAGGGGATTAACAATCTGCTTATGCACAAAAATGCGATCGAGATAACGCTGAGTCAGTTTAACAAGGATGTGCAAAACGTCGTAAAGCTGAGATACTTCGAACAACTTTGTCAAGCGGATGTGTCGGAGCAGCTGGGATTGACCGTTGCAGCGATAAGAGTTAGCGAGAACGCTTTTCTGAATAGATTAGCACGAAAATTAAAGCTTATGGGCTGACAGATCGGCCGTTGTTGCGAGTCGCGAAGAGGTGGCTCTCGGAGCATGCCGCATCACGAAAAAAATATACATACCAAAAAAGCCCCACTCTTAATCGAGTGAAGGCTTTTTTGGTATATACTTTTCTTCTAGGTCCTTCCTGCCGATCATGTACGCATCCTCGGCCGTCAGGAATCCGGCTTTGTAATACTTCTTACCTGCTACTGTGATCCAAGCTTTAAACCTTTCCTCTTTTGACACCCTGGTGTAGTATCTCAGGACACCGCGGTACCCCGTTGTGCTGTCGGATCTCGGCTCCTGACCTTTAAACAACTGTACTGCGACGTCATCCACGCGCTTGGAATCGTATTTCTCACGGAGATTTATTTGCTCTTGCTCTTTTTTGAGGCAGCCGCACGACTGCGTGTCGTCGGTGGTGAGGTAGCTCGCCGGGACAACTATGACATTGCCGCAGCTGCATTGACACAACCATTGCGATCGTCCGTTTTTGCTCGGCGAACGTTCGATCACCTTAAGCCTACCAAACTCCTTGCCGATTAGATCCAAATCCTTCAAGGCCATCCTCCTATGCGTTGTCTATTTTTTGCTGATAAGCCGCCATTTTCTCGGCCGTAGCAAGAGAAATGTTGTCAACCTCGCGTTTGCCGTTTCTAAGATTCAAGATGATGGCTGTCGCTATGTCGGCTTCTTTCCCGATCCGGTACGCGCTGACATCGCTATCCAAAAGTTTTTTGATCAATTCCCGCATTGTTTCGCTTTCCATGTTCGCCATTCCTCTCTGATGCAAAAAGAGGGCAAAGCCCCCTTGCTTGCTATTTTTGATCGGTATACTCATCAATCGCTTTGAATTCGTGAGCGTGGAATTTCTCAGGAAGGCCATTGCCGAGATTGACCTCAATGATTTTTTCATCATCCTCAAAATCTGAGTAGGCATCCGCTACGTATTCCGCCCAATTTACATCTTCGTCGCCTGTGGCTTCGAGAGTCTTAAGTATCTCGGCTTTGTTTTCGTAGATTGCTATAACAGGCAACCCCCGGCGGCTGCGGTCAATCGTTTCTTTCAGTTCGATGATTTGTTCCAAACTTTGATTTTCGTTTAACATTGTAGCTTCCTCCTCTTCGATCTGCACTGTCCACCAGCTGTAGTCATAATCCTTCAAAATTCGTTCAACTTGATCCAATGTGGAGGCTTCCGAGAAATCTGGTAAAACCGCATCCGGTTCGTTCTCCAGGATCCATCCAAAAAGCTCTTCCGTGTTCTCGTTCAGGTAAGCAATAATGCCAGCAGCGGCCGCGAATTCCTTTTCGAAATCGACTTCCCCATGATTTACAACGCTTAATTTCAACATTTTATTTTCCTCCTCAATGTGTGCGCCGGTTTCCCGGCGGCTTATTTCGTTTCTTTATCTTAATTACATTATATACCGTACTTTATATATACGCAAGTGATTTACTTCGTTTTTTTCAATTCCTTGTAAATTCTTTTTAGATCCTCGAAGTTATCCCGGGCATATTCCTTCATTTCTTCGATATTGACATGCAAGCCGTGGTGGCCCTCGATGTAGATGGCTGTCAGCAACTCATTTTGAACCAAGTAGTTGAGCACGTCGATGGTCATCTTGATCCGGTTGGCTGAAAAGAAGGACGGTTTCATATTCTCGATGCATACATAATCAGATAGGGGCAGCGGCGCCATGTCGTAATGGAAAAGATCCTGCTGGGATAGCGGGTGATCATAGGCCACCTTTCCGAACGGGAAACCACTGCGATTAATGTGGTCCCGATCGATATCGGTGTAGCCGGATGGTTGGGTGTGCAGGTCGATGGGTCTGTGAATCAATTCATACCAGTATTTCATTTCAAAATCCTCCTTAATGACGTTCTGCGAAAATTTGCAACATGAGTTTTAAAGTAAGATCCTCATCGCGGATGCCACTCGCGAGGGCAAACCATTGGTATTTATCTAGCATTCGTTTTTCTGAGTCCACCAAACTGAATTCGCGAATCATTTTTTCAAGCGTGTTTTTTTCTTTGGTATGCATAACAGGGTGCCTCCTTCATTTAAAATGATCGGGCGGATGAACCGCCCTGGCGTCTTATTGGAATGGGTTTGTGTACTGTACAGATAAAACATAGTGATTGATCAAGGGGAAGGCTTCATAAAACTTGATGTCGGTGATGCGGTAATCTCTTTTAATGGTCATCAAATCAGTAAAAAGCTTGTTCATGTCTGCGGATTGTTCTAGACGGGCTTTCAGTTCCTCGCTGATCAAGATTTCCTCATATACGTTCGCGCCATCCCAATCACGTTTGATGCATTCTGTTTTAATCATTTTAATTTCCCCTCTCTCTTAACTTGACTAAAGTATATCACGTACTTTATACAATGTAAAGTAGTTTATATAAAGAAATAAATATAAATGATGGTAAATCGGATACGACGGAGCGCCTTTTGTTGGTACCGCTGTAATTCTTGACATAATCAGGTCTGTCAAGCATAATGTGTAGTATAGTAGCCAAGAGTACACACGCGGCTAACCAAAAAAGAATATTCAAAAACCCACCTCATGACTATCTACGTCGCGGGGTGGGTTTTTTGCGTCCAAAATACATAATCATGTGAGGTGGTGAGGTTGATTGATTGGGACGGATTAAAGCGCGAATTTGAGGAGACAGATGCCACCCTGAAGGATCTGGCTGAAAAGTACCGCGTCAAGTACGCCACTGCCCGCAGCCGAAAGAGCCGCGAGGGGTGGAAGAAAGAAAAGAAGAGTTCTACGAAAAAGGAACGGGCTGCAACGCCGATCAAAAAAGATGCAACACCAAAGAAAAATGTTGCAACACGCAACACGCAACAAAAAAATGTTGCAACACCGAAAGCGATCGAAGAACTGGACGGTAATACCGAGCTAAGCGAGAAACAAAAAAATTTCTGTCTACTATATTTGCAAAACAGATTCAATGCAACGAAGGCATATCAAGAGGCCTATGACGTGAGTTATAAAGTGGCGAATGCCGCAGGGCCCAGGCTGTTGGTTAATGTTCGTGTAAAAGAAGAAATCCATCGACTTAAATCGCAGATGCATCAGGATATCTATCTAGACACTCGCGATCTGCTGCAAGAGTACGTAAAACAAGCATTTGCAGATATCACTGATTATGTGGAGTTCGGCACCGATGTCCTGGAGGTAGTGGACAAGGCCGGTAATCCTATTTTGGATAAGAAGACCGGAGAGGTGGAAGTGTACAAGCGTTCGTTTGTCATCCTTAAAGACGCTCATGAGGTGGACGGCTCAATCATCCAAGAGGTCAAAAAAGGCAAGGACGGCGTTTCTGTGAAGCTGTACGACCGAAACAAGGCGATGGACGTCCTACTTAAGTATTTTGGTGATGATGTGAAGGATATCAACAAAGAGCTGATGCAGATCCAACTGGAAAAAGCGCGCCTGGAACTGGCCGAGGCTAAAGCCGACGCGCTGGGCGGTGAAGATGGTACGGATGATGATGGGTTCTTGAATGCCATTGATCAATCGCTTGATACTGTATGGGGTGATCTGGATGAGTAGGGCCGTGCGGTCGAAGGTATCTTTTAAATTCACACCTTTCAGCAACAAACAAATGCAGGTCCTGACGTGGTGGCGGCATCCGAAATTAAAGGAGCTAGAAGCCATCATCTGCGATGGTTCTGTACGGGCCGGGAAGACGCTCATCATGTCACTCAGTTATATCCTGTGGGCTATGACGGAGTTCGACGGTCAACAATTCGGGATGGCCGGGAAAACAATCGGATCATTTCGCCGGAACGTGCTGCGGACGCTGAAAATCATCCTGTGGGGCCGCGGCTACAAGGTGCATGATAATCGATCGGACAACATTCTGACCATCTCTAAAGGCGGGAAGACGAACTATTTCTTCGTGTTTGGTGGAAAAGACGAGAGTTCCCAAGACCTGGTACAAGGGATCACGCTGGCAGGCTTCTTCTTCGATGAGGCGGCGCTCATGCCACAATCGTTTGTCAATCAAGCGACGGCGCGGTGTAGTGTGGACGGGTCCAAACTGTGGTTTAATATGAACCCGGAAGGACCCTATCACTGGTTTAAGACTGAGTGGATAGACAAGGCAGCTGAAAAAATGGCGCTGCATATCCACTTTACGATGGACGACAATCCAAGTTTGACGGAAAAGGTCAAGAATCGTTACAAGCGGATGTACTCAGGCGTGTTCTTCAAGAGGTTCATTCTCGGCCTGTGGGTGATGTCTGAGGGGATTATTTACGACAACTTCGATCCTGAAACTATGGTACTAGACATACCGGATGACATGCGGTTTGACAAGAACTACATATCTGTCGATTACGGGACACTTAACCCGACCGCCTTCCTCTTATGGGGCAGGAACTTTAAGACCTGGTACGCGCGGGATGAGTATTATTATTCCGGCCGTAAGACGCAAAGGCAGAAGACGGATGCGGAATATGTGGAAGAAATGAACAGGTTTGTAGAAAAGCACGGCTTGGACAAGAAATCTGTCACTATCATTGTGGATCCATCTGCAGCATCCTTCATCACAGCCCTCAAAAACGAGGGATACACGGTGGACAAGGCTAAAAATGACGTGATTGACGGCATACGCGCCACGGCGGCAGCCATGAACGAGGGTGCTATCAAGTTCAGCCGGACATGCAAGAACTTGATACAAGAGTTCGGATCTTATACGTGGGATGCTAAAGCCTCTTTGAAGGGTGAAGATAAGCCGATCAAGGAGCACGACCACGCAATGGATGCATTGAGATACTTCGTGTTCAAGGTCATCTACAGAAAGCAGACAACTTTATCGAAAAAACCAAGCTGGCTATCATAGTCGGCTATTTTTGTGCCAAAAATAAGAGAGGAGGAAAGACATGGCAATAGCGATTGACAGGGAAGAGGCTGGGGATATCTCTAATCCATCTTTCGAGGTGATCAACTGGTGTGTGCAGCAGCATCAGAAGGAACTGGCTAGGCTGCAGATGCTGAGTGACTACTACGACGGGCGGCCGCACAAGCCGAATGAGCTTGCTGATGTGCGCACGCCGCATGAAAAAGAAGAAATCTACGTGAATAATGCTAAATATGTCACTGATATGATGGTCGGGTTTGCTGTGGGTGCACCTATATCGTACGCGCCGCCGAAAGCCGGGAATATCGATCCGATTATAGACGCACTGGATGCCATGCGCATCCGGAAGCACGACAAAGAACTGGCCAAAGATATTTCAGTGTACGGCATCGGGCTGGAATTGCAGTATCTATCACGGCATCCGGACAACCCGCTTAAGACAGTGCCCAAAATAGCGGCAATTGATCCTAGGGGCATGTTCGTGGTAGTGGATGACACTGTGGAGCGCGAAAAATTGTTTGCGGTACGCTACAAAGAGAAGCAAAGCATCAAGGGTGTGCGCACCTGGGAATTTAATATCTACACAAAAAAAGCGGTGATCACATACCGCAGCAAAGAAATGCAGCTGACACAGAGCAGCTTGATGGATGACAGGCCAAAGGTAGTGCTTCACTACTACAAAGATGTGCCGGTCACCGAATACCGCAACAACGAAGAGAAACAAGGGGACTTTGAGCAACAAATCCCGCAGATCGATGGCTACAACAAACTGATGACCGACAGGATACGGGACAAAGAAAACTTCATCAAGGCCGTGATGGTCCTGTATGGGTTCACGCTGCCGGAAGAGCGTCCCGATGAAATGAATGGGAATGTGGTACTTAATGCACCCGCTAAAGAAGACGGCGGGGATGCTGAGTTTCTTGTTAATACCTTCGATGAGAACGGCGTGCAGGTACTAGCTGATGCGTTAATAGACGATTTCCACAAGACTTCCTACGTGCCGAACCTAAATGACGAGAATTTCAGCGGAAACGTATCCGGTGAGGCTATGAAATACAAGCTCTTCGGATTGCTTTTGGTTCTGGCCACAAAGATCGGATACATGGAAGACGGGTTAACAGAACGCTTGCGCTTGCTTGCGAATATCGTGAGTTTGAAGGGCGAGGCGGTCGATGTGGACGGCATCAAGATCTCATTTAAACCAAATCTTCCAATCAACCGCAGCGACATCATTAAACAAATCAGCGACAGCCAGGAGTTCATCCCGCTGCTGGTATCACTAGGATGGCTAGATGATATAGATGATCCGGAGGAAATACTGGAAATGCTCCGAGCGCAGAAAGAAGAAGAGATTAAGCTGAATCAGAAGGCGATGGGCACAGCGAACAGCCATAGCGATGTGGAGATGGAAGAGGAGGACGATGCAGATGATCAGAGTGAGAATCAAGAAAGACTTGATGCATAACGTCCAAACTATCCAAGTTTCAGGACATGCGAACTATGCGCCGAGAGGGCAAGATATCGTTTGTGCAGCTGTCAGTACACTACTTCAAACTGTAGGCTATTCTCTTACGAGCAGAGAAGAAACGATGACACAAGTCGATTTTGACTACCCTGGTGTCGGATCTGTCGAGATAGGCAAACCAACGCGCGAAAGCCATTTGATAACGGGCGTTTTTGAGCTGGGTGCTTCCATGCTGGCGGAACAGTATCCGGATCATGTGTGCCTAGAAGTGGAGTGACGCGATGGCAGCTGAGAGTTATTTCCTGAAACGGAACATCGAAAACGAAGAAGCCATGCATCGTTCTTTGGATGCAAAGGAGGCTGTCATTCTCGAATCCTATATACAAGCCGAAGATTATTTAAACAGGCAGACCAGAAAGATCTATGATCGTTATTTAAACAAATCGGGATTGGATGAGGCGGAAGTCAGGAAAATTCTAAATACTTCCGCTAGTTTGACGGACCTCGCGGAACTGCAGCGCCTATCCAAGAGTTTGACGGACAAGGAAATCCAAAGAGATGTCAAGGCATATTTAAATGGGTTATCTGTAAAGCATCGTATTAGCCTCTTGGAGACGTTAAAGGCTAAAGCCTACCTAGTAGCTAAACGAATAGCAAACGTTCAACTGGACGTACAGACGGACTTCCATATCGACGCAATCCGCGAAGCTTACACCGAAGCGGCAACCGAGGCGGTAGTAGGACAGACGGAGCAAAAGATTACGGTCAAAGAAGGGCAGTACCCCAAGTTCGTGGCTACGAAATCACAAGAGGTATTGCAGATTAGGGATGCACAAACGGAAAAAGTGGTTAAACAAGTCATATTGCAGCCTGATCCTGAGGTACCCGAATTCAAGGAGCTGTCAACCAGGTACGTGAAGAACATCCTCGAGAGCGAATGGAAGGGGTCGAACTATTCCAAACGTATTTGGGGCGACACAGACTTATTGGCCAAACGATTAGAAGAACTCTTTACCGTTAAGAATTTAACAGGCATGTCAGAAAGTGAAATGAGCAAGATTCTAGCGAGCGAATTCGATACAGCCATGCATGTGGCCAGGCGGTTGGTGCGCACGGAAGCGAATTATATGGCCGGGCAAGCAAAGTTAAGGTCTTGGAAGGCGCACGGGGTAGAGAAATACATCCTTATTGCCGTATTGGACTTCAGGACGTCCGCCATATGCCGATCTATCGATGGGAAGGTTTATGAAGTGGATAAGGCTGTATGCAACGGGAAAGATGGGAATTATCCGCCATTTCACCCGTGGTGCAGGACAATAGCCGCCGCATACTTCGGAGAGCGTACTCTTGACGGCAAGCGAATCGCGAACGATCCTTTGGCCAAGAAGACATTTGAGATTGGTCAGCGTACGAATTACAAGGAATGGGAAGAAATGCTCACCAAGCGTCACGGCAAAGAAGAGGTTGAATCCTTTCGAAAGAAAGTGAAGAACCTGACTGCGGACACAAAGCAATTCAACCGCTACAAAGCTATGCTAGGTGATGAATTCACGTACAAGACAGTAGACGAATTCCAAAACGTTAAGTATACGGATTCGATCGTTTACGAAAGACTGAAGGATTTATACGCCAAAGCAAGGCGAAAATAGAGGGGTGTGGAATGTTTCCGAGAACAATCAAAATAGGCGGCCTTCTTTACGGCGTTGAAATCACAAAAGATTTGCAGGGTAAGGAAGGGAACTGGGGACACATTGCGTACAAAGAAACCAAAATACGCATAGATGACAACCTGAATCCACAACTCACCAATCAAACGCTAATCCACGAAATGACACACGGTATTTTGATGGAGGCCGGCTACAGCGAACACGAAGAAGAAATGGCCGACAGGATAGGGAAAGTGCTTTACCAGGTCTTAAAGGATAATGATTTCATTTTTATTCAGGAAGGAGCTACAGAATGAATTTTGTGCAAGCGATAGTGGCGTTAAAAGAAGGTAAGCAAGTAGCGCGCCAAGGGTGGAACGGCAAAGGTCAGTTCGTGTATTTAATAAAAGGGGCTGAATTGCAACGGGGTTTGAAATATGGTTACGGCGAGTATGAAGGAGAGCCTACTATTGTAGACGTCCTCGCTATAAAAACTACAAGCAACCATATCCAAATCGGATGGCTTGCTTCCCAAAGCGATATGTTGGCAGAAGATTGGGAAATCGTTTGATACTACAAATAGGGGTGCGAAATGGATAATCAAGAATTTATCGAAAAATGTAAGGAAATAGTTTCCAACTACACAAACAACCGCGTGGATCCTACTGAACACGTAACGGTTGCGCCTCACGAGGTTTATGTCGTCTGGTGCTGCAAGACCCTACAGAACAATAAAGCATTGCTCAGCACGCCATTATCTGATGGCATGTACTACGAGTGCACGTATAACGGCGACAAGGAAGAAATTTACCTTGATGCTTACAAGAAGTGGGAAAACATCAAATACGACGTTAAATAAACAATCATTGTCCTCGAACGACACTAAACTTATCGCGATGCCTCCGAAATCGGCAATTAAAGGCACTCTCTTGGCTTTTTGAAACAACTGAATAGCGACACATGAAGTTGTACTTGTTTGGGCTTAGGCACTCACTTGGATGGCTTATTTTGCGTGATTTCAGTTCGAGTAAGCGGGACTTGATTGGGCAAAGGAGAAATGAAAATGAATTTATCGGAAAACGCTAAATACGATTATCTGCTGCAGGCTAAAAAAGCGCTCAATTTACAGATGTTCGCTGAAGGCGATGGAGGAGAGGGCGGAGAAGGTGGCACCCCTCCGGAATTTACAGGTCCGCAATCGCAATCAGAATTAGATAGCTTGATCGGAAAAGCCGTAAATACTGCTTTGGCAAACGCTAAGAAGGATTGGGAAACACAAACGAAAGAGCAAATCGAAACCGCTAAGACGCAAGCTGAGAAACTTGGACAAATGTCTGCAGAAGAAAAGGCAGCCGAAGCTGAAAGGCAACGGTTAGCAGAACTCGACGAAAAAGAGAGGCGCCTAAACCAACGCGAATTGAAATTCACTGCGAGTGACATTCTTTCGGAGAAGGGTCTTCCCACCAAACTGGCTGACATCCTCAATTATTCCGATGAAAACACAGTTAAAGCGCACATCGATGTAGTATCAGAAGCGTTTTCCGAAGCTGTACAAGCAGAGGTGGACAAGCGTTTAGCTGCATCTATTGACATCCCTGCCGGCGGAACAACTGCAAAACCTACAACAAAAAGCGAGCAATTCGCAAAAGAAATGAACCAACGAAGCGAAAGCAAAAAATCTCTTTGGGGTTAATTAGGAGGAATAAACATGTATTTTGAAAAGCAAAAATATGAAGAAATCAATTTTCTGGCAAGTGCTAAATTCCAAGCGTTCACGGAACAAGTCGCCTCTACTCACGCGCAAACGGTAACCACTAACGGCATCAAGGTAGTGCCTGCAGGTGCTGTTTGGCCGGCGAATGATGCAACAGCCAAAGGAATCTTGCTGAATGCTGTCGATGTAACACACGGACCACAACCAGCCTCCGTGATCGTAGAAGGCTATATCATCGCTGAGCGTTTGCCTGCACAACCGATTGCAGCCGCTAAGACGGCAATGACCGGCATCAAATACCGTTAATAACAAAACAGGAGGAATAGACATATGTTAAAAAATGAAATGAAATTACAAATGTTTGCAGGCACATCGATCCTTGACTTATTCAGCCATAAAGAAGTGCTGAACTACTTAAGAAACCGGAATCTTCCAACATTATTGGGCGATGAATTGTTCCCATCTCGTAAAACGACATCCCTGGAATTAGAGCAAATTACCGGTGGTGGCGGCATCCCTGTCATCGCAAGCATCCACGCATTTGACACTGAATCTGAAATTGGATCTCGTCAAGCTGCAAAAGCGACGCTTGAATTGGCATTTATCAAGCGTAAGATGCAGTTGAAAGAAAAAGATATCATGGCTTTGGAAAACCCTAGAACTCCTGAAGAGCAAACGTATTTGACGGAGCAAGTCTACAACGATATCGAAGTTCTGGTCAGAGGTGTAATGGCCCGTGTTGAGAAGATGCGTATGGATGTTCTTGCTAATGGCCAAGTTACCATCAACGAGAACGGACTTAACGCCACAGTGGACTACCAAGTTCCAGCCGACCACAAAGAAGCGCTAAGTGGAACGGACCTATGGACAGATCCGACATCAGATCCATTAGGGGATATCGACCGCTGGATCGAAGCGATGAGCATTACGCCGACACGCGCTCTGACATCTAAAAAGATTCTCAATGCATTGTTGCGCCATCCGCAAGTGAAGGCTTCTGTTTTCGGTAGCGACACCGGCAAGGTTCTGACTCGTAACGAATTGGATGCCTTCATGCAGTCTAATGGGTTGCCGATCATCCGCACGTACGACGATAAGTACAAAGAGCAACAAAAGAACGGCACCTACACAACGAAGCGTTATTTCCCTGAAAACAAATTCGTCATGTTTGATGATGAGATTCTGGGTGAAACAGTATTCGGGCCAACTCCGGAAGAACGTTTAGTACGCCGCGCCGCTGTGGACATCTCCATGGTCGGTAACGTGTTGGCAATGGTTTACGAGGAAAACCTTGACCCTGTCGGAACATGGGAAAAAGCAGTCGCTACGGCGCTACCTTCCTTCGCTGCCGCAGACGAAGTTTTCCAAGCGCAACCAATCGCTTAATTTGCCGGGCGCTGACTATTGTCGGCGCCTATTATTTTTGGAGGTGTAGAAATGAAAGTAAGAGTCAAGGAAATGCCTGTGCGATATAGCGGTAAGCGTTATGTTGAAAATGAGACACTAACCATCAAAAAAGAAGCTTATGATGAAAAGTTATTCGAGATCTTGGAAGATGATTCTAAAAAAGACGGAGAAGATGGCGAATAGGCGCCGAGGAGGTTAAATCATGGCTTATTTAACAAAAAGAGACTACGTTGACGCGGAATCCAAAGAAATTGTAAAAAAAGGTACCGTTATCAATGGCGATAAAGAAAAACTAGAAAGACTTTTGGAACTAGACATAGTGTCAGAAGTTCACATAGGCTCAGAGCTTCCGAAAGAGAAAGTCACTCGCAAAGCAAGCGCAAATAAAAGCGATGCGTTAAAGGCATCGGACAGCGCGGATTGAGGGGTTGGTGATTGTGTTGCAATCGTATGATCGCACAATAGAGATTGAAAAGTTCGTTCGCTTTCTTGGCAAGTCGAGCATGGATGCTGCTGAACAGAAGCTTTTAGAGGACATCTATGATGATGCCGTAATGGAGGCCCTGGGCTATTGCAACCGGGATGATATTCACTTCGGTATGACAACATGCATCCGCGACCTGGCCAAAATAAGGTACAACCAGCAAGGTTCTGAAGGGGAGTTATCAAGGTCAGAAGGTGGCGTATCTCAGACGTTTGAAGATGGAATCCCAAGAAAGATACGCTCTCAGCTAAACAAATACCGCGTGGCGAGAATGGGGCGTGTCAGATGAGGTTACGTGAAATGGATCTAAAGACCGTTTACCTGAAGAAGCGAATTGTCACACGCGACGAAGAGGGGGATAAAACCATCTCTTACAGCAGGGACGCCGAACCGTTACGCATGAATGTGCAATCTGCAGGCGGTGTGGTTAATGCTCAGATATACGGTGGACGTTTGCCTTATATCAAGACTTGCAAGTATCAGGGTGAAAGCCTTGTTCCTGGCAAAAACGAAAAGGATGGCATTTGCCTCTACGTAGATCCTGGGGCGGATCCTGATTATGAAATTTTGTCAATCGAACCCTTCTCAGACCACCTCAATTTAAAGCTTGAAAAGTTGATTAAGGAGACTTGATATGAAGGTAACGATAACTGGATTGGATAGGCTTAACGCAAAATTAAAAAAACTGCCCACGACCCTTGAAGATGCGGTTTTCGATGCGACATTCGAGATAGTCGAAGATATTCAAGGAAGAGTAGAAAGTAAGCTGAATTCAAGCATTTACTACAATCGTGGCGGTTTGGCTGGCAGCAATAAGAACGAAGTCGTGAAGGACAGCGAAGGAAAAATAGTGGGTCGCGTGTGGAATGACGATCCCGTTTCGGTGTTTCGCGAATTTGGTACTGGTCCGGTCGGTGAAGCTTCTCCGAAGGATCTGCCTGAAGGCGTGAACCCGGTTTACACGAAAGAGGCTTGGTTTTTCCCTGTCGATGCTGTCGATATCGATCTTACGGCGATATACGGCATGCGGAAAATAACGATTCAAGGCAAGGAGTTCTATCGTACGAGCGGACAACCTGCTAGACCGTTCATGTATCCGGCATTCAAAGAAGGTATCGATAAAGCTGAAGAAGTATACAAAGAGCACGTTCAGAAGAATTTGCGGAAGGGGTTGGGTCAATGAGGTTCAATATGAAACAAGAAATTGCATATCTCTTAAGTTCGGTTGATGGCCTTGAAGACTTCAGCACCGATTATCCGCAAGAAATGGCTACTTTTCCTTGTGCGATATATCGTACCGCCGCAGAAGGGCATGCAATCGACGCGTACAGAAATGAGCTGCAAACAAAATGGACAGTCGTTATCGAAGTTTACGGAATAAAGAGCGTTTCTGATCTTGCTGCAAATATTGCTGACGGCATGAGAAAACTTGGGTTCAAGGTATCCGATAAGGATGCCAACGTGGCCGGGTTAAAGCGCATCGTGCTTGAGTGCAGGGCAATCGTGGACAACAAAACAAAAATAGTTTTTTTATAGGAGGAAAAGGAATATGGAGAAATTGGAATTACAACAATTCGCCGGTGAAATCGTGGGGTTGTTAACAAAAGGTACAGTTCTTTCGTACAAAAAATTAGCCGAATTCGTAGAATTAGCCGGTGTCAAAGGGATCCCTCAATTAGGTGGAGATCCGGAACGTGTAGATGTCACTACGCTAGCCGATGCAAAAAGAAAATATATCGCTGGTATCGAAGATACTGATAACTTAGAATTCGCGATTGTATACCAAACCGCAAACTTCACAGATGTGCACACATTGGTCGAAACCGGAGTGGAAACGGAATTCAAAGTGGTTTATCCGGATGGTATGGCAGTCACTTTCAAAGGTGTGCCAAAATTCAAGTTCAGCGCCGCTGAAATCAACGGAGCACTTGAATTCACATTGGTTATCGTAGTTTCTGACGGTCCGGACTTCGCGCCGGTAGTGTAACTAAAATGAAGGGCAGTCCAAGCGATTGCCCTTTTTTCTTTTCATAAAAAAACGGAGGTTTATATACATGGGACAAATTACAAAAATGCCTACTACAAAAACGGTCAACTTCGGAGGGCTTACGCTTGAATGCCGCCTTACCGGAAGGGCTATCTTGAATATCGAGAAACGTTTGGACGAGTCCTTGATGGGTCTTTTCATTAAAAATGAAGGCGAGATGAAACTTCCACCTGCCAACAAAGTTCTGATCGTTCTGCATCTGTCAAATACCGTTCATGGCGTGAAAGAAGCAGATGTCGTTAAGGCTTTTGAGAACTTTATCGATGATGGCGGCAATTCTATGGAATTGTTCGGAATCGTTCAAGATCTTCTGGGTGAGGCAGGTTTTTTCGGGAAATCGAAAGACAAGGCAGAAAGCGAAGAGCTGACCCTGGACAACGCGAAGGAAGAGGAATCAATCCTGTAAATCGGAAAGAATACACAACTCTTACCGAACTCTTGAACGATATGTATCTTCCGGCGGTTCAAAATGGAATCCCTTCGGATGAGTATTGGTCAAAAACATTTGAAGAAATTATCGTGCAAGTGGATGCGAACCAACGCATCAAAGAAGAGGATATCAAGCAAGAAGCTAACCTAAACTACCGCTTAGCACAACTAATGGCTTACGCGATGAATGAGCCGTCTAAGATGCCAAGCTTCGAATCCGCCTATCCATTCGCTGGGAAAGTGGAGGAAATCACAGAAGAGGAACGACTTGTGAAGGAAATGGAAGAAGATCAACAACGCATGATGATAATGGCGCAAGCCATCAAAGCTACAAGGGCTAGGAAGGCGAAAAAACAGGAGGTGAAATAAATGGAGTTAGAAAAACTGGAGGTTCTGCTCGAGGTAAACACGAAGAACGTCCAAGAGTCTATCAACCGTGTTTTACCGCAAATTAACGGTCTTTTGAAAAAAATCGAAAGCGCCACTGGTCAGAGTGGTGAAAAAATCGAGCAGAATCTGGATATGAGCGATGCTACTAAAAAAGTGGAAAACACGCTCGGCGATTTCATCAAGAAGTTCAGCCAACAAATGGACCGGATGGAAGAGTTATCCAAAAGCAAGACTGATGCAACATCCCGCAATCTGGAGCAAGGGTTTAAACAGACGCGCGCTAGGGCTGGAAAAGAAATCGATTTGATGGTCAAGGATATCAACTCAAAAATGGGGCAAGCTAGAGCGGCTCAGAACAAGATTGCTCACCTAGCTGCTAAACGTACATCAGCTGTAAAAGACAACGACACAGGCGCAGTGGTGAAGTATGACGAACAAATCGCTAGCGCTGAACAAAAAATGACGAGTTACCGAAACAAAGCGCGCGAAATGGCCCGGACAATGAAGGCTGAGTTCGATGCCGTTCCTGCTAGCCTGAAGAATATCGCGGCGACGATGGATCAGAATGAGGGGCAGATCGAAACGCTACGATCTAAAATCGCAAACATGCAGAAGGTATATGAGTCACAGAGAAAGACGGTCGGGTCGTTCCAATCTGGGTTTAGTACAGCTGATTCTGACAAGTCAGTAGATACTATGCAAAAGATACAAGTTCAAACGGCTAAAATGAACAAATTAATTAGTTCTAACGACGCTTTGCAACAGGCTTATGCAACGACGGAAGACAGGGCGAAGGCTCTCAGAACTGCTCTTTTTGGGCTTGGAGACACGCTTGATAAGTCTAGTATTCAAACGGGGAATGCGGCTTCTGGGGTAAAGAGTATTTCAAATGCATCTGCAAAAGCGGGTAATACCTGGTCGCGATTCGGTGGCCTGTTCAACCGCGTTTCCAATAATATTGCACACGGCACTAAGTCGGTTGGTAAGAATTTGGGCAGCTTCTTCTCTATGTTCAACCAATCGGGCAGCCGCATGAATAAAGGGTTGTCACAAAGCAACAGCGCTTTAGGTAAGTATGTAGGCGGATGGCGCAAAACAATCTGGATGTTGGGGAATCAGCTGATTGTGTTCACTTTCCTGTATCGCGGAATAATGGCTTTAGGGCAAGGTCTATGGAACTCGCTCAAAACTAACCAAGAATTCGCAAACTCGCTAAATCAGATCAAAGTGAATCTGTTGACTGCCTTCTATCCAATCTATCAAGCCGCGCTACCAGCAATAAACGCGCTTATGAGCGCATTGGCGAAGGCTACAGGCTATATCGCTTCATTTATAGCCAACATCTTCGGATCGACGTACGAGGCGGCAAAACAAGGCGCAAGCGGGCTATATGACAACGTGAAAGCCTTGGAAGATACGGGAACAGGCGCAACGGATGCGAAAGACAAAATCAAAGAGTTACAACGTTCTTTGATGGGTTTTGACGAGATTAACAGGATAGGTCTGGATGTCAATTCGGATGCTGACGCAGGAGCGGGTTCTGGATCGGGAGCCGGTACCCCTGGCATCGATTTCAATACTCCTGACTATTCGACGCCGGCATGGTTATCTAAATTTGCGGATAATGCACGGAATATTCTTTCGCAATTATTCGAACCAGTTCAAGCTGCCTGGAATAAATACGGAAAATCCGTAATGGATGCCGCCAAATTCGCTTTAACCGAAGTTTGGGAGCTGACCAAATCAATCGGTCGATCTTTCATGGAAGTGTGGACTGGCGGAAGTGGCGAACGAATATTAGGAAACATCCTTCAGATTATAGCGAGCATCCTGACTTCGGTTGGAAACCTCGCAAACGGGCTTAGAGAAGCTTGGGAAACGAACGACTTAGGAGTAAGCATCTTCACAACGATCTTGGGGATCATCGAAATGTTGACGGGACACTTCAGGGATATGGCAAAGGCCACAGAGGATTGGACGGAATCCCTTGATTTTACACCTCTGATGACTTCCATCGACACACTATTGAAAGCCTTAGCCCCTTTGACGGACAACATTGGAGCTGGCTTATCTTGGCTCTATCGAGAAGTCTTACTGCCTTTGGCTGGTTGGGCGATCGAGGATGCTTTACCTGCATTTCTAGATGCTCTTTCCGGTGCGTTGAAATTTCTGAATGAAATAACAGAGGCTCTACAACCGACTTTCCAATGGTTATGGGATGATTTCTTGGCACCAATAGCAGCGTGGACAGGCGGCGTAATCGTTAGCATTTTGGAAGGTTTGGCCTCATCGTTAAGCGGTATTGGTGATTTCGTATCGGAGCACCAAGTGGGATTCAGTAATTTTGTAGTTGCGTTCGCCTCGTTTGCCGGAGCACTTAAAGTCATTAGCGGACTCAAAACACTAACAGGGATTTTATCAGGTGTGTTTGGCTGGCTATCTTCCATAGGTGGTCTGAGCGGGGTTCTAGGTGGCATTGGAACAGCTGTAGGAGGCGTCGTTACTTTCCTAGGCGGACCATGGGCCATAGCGATCGGAGCTGCCATCGCTGTAGGTGTATTGCTTTGGAAAAATTGGGATACGATCAAGGAGAAGGCTAGTCAATTAGGTGGCTGGATATCTGAGAAGTGGTCCGGAATAAAAACCGCTACGTCTGAAGCGTGGGGAAATGTTTCAACGAAGGTGTCCACCAAAGCTAACGAAGCCAAAAATGGAGCTATTAATGCCTTTTCTACCATGAAAACCAAGGTAGGCGAATACTTGTCGAGTATCCAATCAACTGCAAGTACAACGTTCGACAATGTTACTGGATGGGCTACCGGTTTGGGTTCGAAAATTGCTGAAGGGTTACGAAAGGGGCTTGATTCTGTTAAATCGGCAGCGGCATCAATCGCTAACGGCATAGTCGGCGTTATTGGTAAAGCTGTTAACGGCGTAATTGGCGGGATTAACTGGATATTGGATAAAGTCGGAGCGGGTGGCAACAAACTATCTACTTGGGCTGTACCGACATATGCGCAAGGGACAAATGCGCATCCGGGCGGCTTGGCAATGGTCAATGACGGCAGCGGTAAGAATTATCGCGAAGCTTTCCAACTACCTGGTGGCCAAGTCGGCTTATTCCCGAACCAAAGAAACATGTTGGTTAATCTACCGAGAGGCGCGAAAGTGCTTGACGGAGAAAGAACAAACAGCATGTACGGCGGTGTTCCTCGTTATGCGAATGGGATCGGTGATTGGTTTAGCAAAGCTTATAACGGAGCGAAAGAAATGGCCGGAACAGTCTGGGATTATCTATCGAACCCAAGCGAATTGCTGGATATCGCAATCAGCAAATTTGTTAACTTGTCAGGCGCGGTAAACCCAGCTCTGGCTATTGCCAAGGGTGGAATTAGTACGGTTGCAGGAAGTGCGACGAACTTTATCAAAGGGATGCTCGAAAAAGGCTCAGAGTCTCCTGTCGGAACCGGCGTAGAAAGATGGAGACCTACCGTCATCAGGGCGCTATCCATGAATGGACTGCCAACGACAGACGCTTATGTAAATGCTTGGTTGCGTCAAATTCAGTCTGAATCAGGCGGTAACGAGAAAGCAATCCAAGGGAACATCGGCGATATCAATAACAAGACGGGGGATTTGGCCAAAGGTTTGGTCCAAGTCATCGGAGCAACTTTCAATGCGTATAAATTCCCTGGCCACGACAACCGGTTAAACGGTCTGGACAGTTTGTTAGCTGGTATCAATTACGCCAAGAGCCGATATGGTGCAACTGGCATGCTGAGTGTCATCGGAAACGGCCATGGTTACGAAAATGGCGGCGTAGTGTCAAATGAGGGCTACTACAGACTCGCGGAAGGAAACAAGAAGGAAATGGTCATCCCTCTTGAAAAACGCAACAGAGCGCTTGAATTGCTTGAAATAGCAAAAGACTATTTAGGCGTCTCCGATACTAGCTCGCTACAAATGCCTGATCTATTTTTAGAAACGCCTATGCAGCGATTGGATATGCCAATATCTACGAGAGAGGCTGGCGGAGGGCTTACGGGTATGTCGGAATCGATTTCGAACGCGTTAGCTATGTATGCTGCATCGGGTAATAAAGCGAGCGGTCCGATGGAGGTAACGTTAGTAATGGATGGTCAGAAGATCGGAAAAATCGTAATCAACGAAATCAACGAGATTATCGATCGTACGGGAGCAATCCCTATAAATATCTAGGAGGGGTCCGAATGGATGAATTACTGTTAGTGGGTGGGCGTTACGTAAAGGCCCCCCAAGAGTTTAGCGTGGGATACCAAACGATCGATGCTGACACAAGCGGGAGAAATGCAAGTGGCACAATGGTACGGGATATTATATCGGAAAAAGTGAAATTAGAAATCAAGTGGGGTCCGCTGAGCGATGGAGAGATATTCGACATCCTGAACGCGGTGGATTCCGCTTTTTTTGATGTTACTTACCCGAACCCAAAAACCGGAGGTATGGCCACAAAAACATTCTATGTAGGGGACCGGACGGCACCATTGTATTCGTGGAACGAAAAATTCGGAGCGATAAAATGGCAAGGTCTGTCTATGAATTTTATAGAGAAGTAGGTGAAACATTTGCTAAAAAACAGCTCTTTGTTTGTCGATGCGATGAAATCAAGCTTAAGGGACATTCGCGCGAGAGTAAAAATTAATAACATTATTTATGATGACGAAACCCTGGTATCTATTAATGCAGATTTGGGGAGTATGGCTGGCGAAGAATACGCAATCGGATCGGCCATAACCAATGCGGCCACGATTGTATTTTCCGAAATCATTGAAACCGTAGTAGCCCTAGACCGCGTGACTATTGAAATCGGTGTAGTTAGGGGGAATTTATCTCCCGAGTTAAGAAAAATGCTAAATACGAAAATCGGAACAGCTAGGGTCGGCGGAACGAGGTTAAATTCGTGGAATCCGGATAGCGACATAGAGTATGTGCCGCTGGGTGAATTCTATATATCCGATCATGTTGATATCGACTATAACGAAAAGAAAACAACTATCGTTTGCAAAGATCAAATGATTTTTTTAGAAAATGACTACAACTCGCAATTAAAATACCCTGCAGATATAAGGGATGTCGTTACGGAAATAGCTAACCAAGCGGGCGTGGAAATAGATTATAAGTACATCGGGAACCTGAGCGCTACTAAAATCGAAGAGCCAAAAGGGTACACGCATCGTCAAGCGCTGGGGTTAATCGCACAAATTGAAGCCGGATTCGTCACTTTTAGCCGAACGGGTAAATTGCAAATAAGAACCCTCCAAGACTCCGATTACAACATTTCGATGGATGAATATTATTCGAAAGGGTTAGTTAAAAAGGGGATTCGTTACAGGGTTGGAGGAATTACTTGTACGGTCAACAAAGACGAAGAGACACTGACTCTTAAGGTCGGTAGGGATACCGGACCTCAAATCAATTTGGAGAACGACGTAATGACACAAGAGATATTAAACGATGTGTACGAAAAGTTGGCAGATGTGGATTTTTATCCATACGCGTTGGAGTGGAGGGGTAATCCATCATTGGAGGCCGGCGACTTATTCACGATACAAGACGCTTCAGGATCTCCTTTAAAGGTTCCTAACTTGGGTTACAAATTGGTGTATAACGGTGGTCTAAAGGCTACGAGCGAAGCTGAAACAAAGAGTAGGACAGACGTGAAACCTTCCGGAAGACCAACGCTGCAACAGCAGATAAACAAAACTCTGTCAAAGATAAAAGAAGAAAGTAGCAGCTTGAAAAATGCATTCGAAGAAGCTAATGAAAAAATAACCGGAAATAGAGGCGGTTACCTCACAGCCCGTTATGACGAAAACGGTAAACCTTATGAATTCCTGGTAATGGACACGGAAGATATCAATTCGGCCACAAATGTTATCAGGTTGAATCAAGAAGGAATCGGCTTTTCCCAAAACGGTTATAACGGACCTTTTGGGGTAGCGATAACGATCGACGGGCATATTGTAGCTGATTTTATCGACACAGGGATATTGAACGCCGGAATGATACAAGCGGGATTCAACGGAATTGCGCAAGGCGTAAGTATGACTCCAAATGGATTGAAGGCAGTCGCCGCAAGTGGAGAATACTCTGTTGTAGAAGAAGGAGGCATGCGATTTTTCACAAAAACCGGATCGCGTACCGGGGCGATAGAGTCAGGGTACGTAGTGTCAGAAGGGTCAAATGGGGTTGCGGTTTTCGTAGAACCCGGAAAATCTTTCAGCATTTCAAGAAAGAACGAGTCAACCGGAATTTATGAAACATTTTTGAGAATACCTTTCAACGAAGATGTTATTGAAATCCCGAGAATTTTAAACATGAAACACCAAGAAATTAGGTACGTCAAAAATATTTGGATGCAAGGAACGTCTACATCTCCTGGCGGAAGGGTATTTGATAATAATGGCATCTTGGCATTGGGCGGATATAACAGCACTAGTCTCGGATGGTTAGATACAAATGGTGGAATCACAACTGTTTTGCAATTGCTATATCGAGAACTAAGAGCATTTGGAACACTGAACATGAATGGGAATGTCATCACGAATCAGTCAGATATTCGCCTGAAAGACAAAGTTGTGGATGCGGTTGTGGATCCTTTTTCCGTCATTGAGAAAATGCGTTTTATCAATTTTGAATGGGATGCAACAAATCCTTACAACGAAAAAAAACCGACTGGCGAGCAGTTCGGGATGGAAGCACAATATGCGCCATTTTTGGCCGTAAAAGACCAGGGTTCCAATTACCTAAGCATCGACATGGGAAAACAAGTAAATATCAATAGCATGGCGCTACAAAAGATGCTTCAAACTATTGATGAATTAAAAGCGGAAAATGCTGATATGAATAGGCGGCTGAGCGCTTTGGAAAAATTAGTAGCCGATAACAGCGCCGCGGCCGGAGGAGATGTTTAATAATGGCATATATAAAACAAAGCTGGGGAGATTACGATGATACGAAGTCGGAGGCGCAGAATGCCGCAAACGGAGCTGTAGTTACAGCTGACCGAATGAACCACATGGAAAATGGTATCGCTAATGCGGTTGATAAATTAACCTTTGATAAATTGGAGGCTGATTCGAAAGCGATTGGAGTGCAGCTTTCCGAAAGGGCCATCGTTGAAAGTGGAGGTAATGAAGCGGACGGTTATTACACCAAGTATGGGAATGGGGATATAGAATTTTGGGGAAAAATAGACTTATACGGAACGTTTTCAACCGGCAGCGTTGCGACATTCACAAAGACTCTCCCGTTCTCTTGCGTCAACCCTGTCCAAGTTGTATTGACAGGCTCCATGTACGACGGATCCGGAGCTTTTAGCGATTTCAGAGCGGGTGCGTATCGCAACGGTTCAAATGTTAATGGCTTTTTCGGCCATGTGCGATGTGAATTTGCGGCATCAACACAGAGTTATATGGGCGTGCACTACCAAGGTAAAGGAAGATGGAAATAAGCACGTCAAACAAACGAATTAAAAGGAGTGATTAGATGGCAACGCCGAAAATTATACCGTATCAAGTAAAACTTCGATCAACAACTATAGAAAGAAGTCTAGTTAGACCTATTGTATACACGAATGACTTAAGGTCGGCCGAATTTCAGTTCCAAGTAACGGATATGCAGGCTGGCGAACTTTCAGGCGCAACGGCTACAACGCTGCTATACATGCGGGATGGTTCTTTCTTCCAAAATCCGAAAGAGGATGTTGAATTAACAGGAACTACATTTAGTTATTTGTTAAAAGAGGACGAGGGGAATCATGCCGGGATTGCGAGAATACAACTTGTTGTTCGCTTTAATGAAGGTTTGGAAGATGAGCAAAACTTCCCTAGTCAACTTTATGACTTCGAGATCGTTAACGGACTGGAAACACAAGTAGCGCAACAGATCATGATACACGACTGGACCACGCTCACAAGAGAGGCGCGCGCGTACATCGACGAGTTCGCGGCTAACGAGATACTCAGGGAAGCTGAGTTCGATAACAACGAATTTGACCGGAATGCGGCATTTAATTTGGCGCAAACTAATCGGCAAAATCAGTTTAGCGATTTAGCAGAAGACCTGACAGCCACGCTCGCTGCCGCCGATGCCAACATAGAAGAGTTTGACGTGGCTTTGGAAACTGGAATAGCCGCGGCTAAACTTGCGGAGAAGTTGGAAGATTTTGAGGAAATAAACAACTCAAGGTTACTTTCAACTGAGCGACAGTTGGCGCATATCGAATCGACAAAAGCTGATTTATCCGATTTGCCATCAAGTGCCTATGTTTTTAAAGGTAGTACCACTTTTGCCGCATTGCCGACAACCGGAAACACGCTTGGGGATGTGCGATGGACGACTGACAATCTCTTAAATTACGCATGGACAGGCACAGCATGGACGCCAATCGGTAATGGGGCATTCGCGGATGGATCTGTAGTTACACCCAAACTAGCGGATAAAGCTACAACCATACCAAAGTTAAATCTTGAAACACAACACGCCATATTGTCAAAAAAACTATTCAACGAATTGGAAATTTTGCCAATAGAGCCCAAGTTAGGATTGTTT